AAGACAACGAGGGTATGCCCTTTGGTATTGCTCTGTTTAATGCTGACGATATTTATTTAGAAGAAGAACTAGATATTGAATGGTTCTCTACTGAAGAAGAACGAGATCAAATGTTTTCGGAGACTGAAAATGAAAACATTTAAAGTTTATACAAAATGGATAGGCTATTCTGAAATAGAAGTAAATGCAGAAAATGAACAAGAAGCTAAAGATTTTGCATCTATGGGACTTTATAAGAAAGAGCTACTAACAGGGAAAGGTCTTGATTATGGTTATGAAGATGAACAAGTTTATAAAATAGAGGAGAATCAAGATGACAATACTAATACATAAAACAGAAGAACAAATTATGTTTGAAAACTTTGATACTAATGAAAGATTAGAAGAAGTTATTCAATGGATTACAAATGACTTTTGGAATGAATTATCTAATGAAAGCAAAGTTAGAGTTATAAAACAATTAGGATATATGAATTATCCTACAGAAGATTTAATAAAAGATTTAAAGGAGAACGAAGATGAGTAGAGGTTGTTGCAATGAGTGTGGCTATAAAGCTGACTATATTATTGATAACAATAATTATGCAGATAATGGCTACGAAGATTTAAACCAAGTGCCAAAAGATAAAATGCTTTGTGGCGTATGTTATGAGGACAACGAAGATGAAACTAACTAGCGATAACTTAGAAAAGATTTTTAACTATATAGAGTATCAATTAGAAGATGATGATGGTAGAGGAGAATTTGACGAAGAAACTTCAATCTTATCAGCAGTTGATAGAACTATAGAAATGTTTAAGGAGAACAAAGATGATTGAATTTATAGATCAACACTTAGGACTAATTTTATATGGTTTTATATTATTTATAGCACTAGATGTTGCTTTAGAAAACACAAAATCTCCCGATCTTAGTTGTTGGGAAGAACATGATGATTTAAAATAATATGATGGTAGAAGTTATATTTAGTTCTGGAGACATGAAAGACAAAAGAGCCGTAGTCTATCGAGACTTTGGTAAACTTAAAGTTGATCTCTACCAAAACTTTATACCGATTAGAACAGAAGAACTACCCGACAAAAACGAATCTTATGCTAGAAGTTTAGCTGAGAATTGGACTTTAAATATACTTAAATAAACCATACAAGGAGAGAATATGTTTGGCAGAATAAATAACTTTACTTACGACAGCGATAAATCCCCAATGCAAAACTTCAATGCTTGGTTAGTACTAGCCGAAGATGAAAGGTTTTGGAACGAAGAGAAACCGTTTAAATACGAAGAAGCCAAGGAAGTTTTTGAACAGACTTACCAAGTAGATGTTAAACAACAAGAATGACAAGAAACTTACAGGCAAAATATGTTGTGGTTGTCAAAGAAGATATGCACTAACTATGTTTGGCTCAAAACAAAAAAACTACACTAGGATTTATCGAGATTTCTGTAAACTATGCGAGGACAAGCAAGATGTTTGATTTCTTTTTTATTATTACAGGGATAGCATCTTTGATCTTTATGTTTTTGATTGATACCGATAAAAACAGCTAAGAATCCGACTTTAGTTCTTTAATCTCAGCATCAGCAAGCATACCACCCGCTTTTTTACCTTCTAACAAAGATTGCAGTCTATTCTCGACTTCGGCCCTAGACATCTGATCAATTTTACCATACTTAACTTCTTTGCGATCAACAACTAAGCCCCCGACTTTCAGCAAAGAATTTTGTGCCGCTATCGCAGCATTAAAAGATCCCGACTCTAAAGCCTGATCTCTAATATCATATAAATCTTTAACTGCTCGATCTTGATTAAGTTCATACTTCTTTCTGACTTCGCCCATTAGATATTGAATTTCTTTTTTAACCTCTGGATGATGCAATAACTTATAGGCCGACTGCCTAGCATCTTTGTAGCCCGACTTCCTGGCTGCTTCGACATAACTCATTTGGGGATTATTAACTACCGTCCAAACGAAAACTCTTTGCCGTCTGTTTAGTTTCTTATCGAGCCCAAAATATTCTATTGCCGGCTCAACTTCATCTGATAGTAGAGGTTCAAAACCTTTGTGCTCTGGGTTGCTCATATGCAGATTGTAAGGTTTGGATTTGTAGATGTAAAGAATAGTCTTTGGATATTGTAGTAAATAACTAGGCCCCTCTACTTACTCTATAAGTATCGGAATCTTGAGATTATCATGAGCATTATAACTTGGTCAAGAACTTTATGCTAAATAAGTACAATTAGATACAGGCTCTCTGACAAAAATAAAAAAAATGATTAAATTGTCAAAAGCACTAAACATAAGGCTTTAGCACGTCATGATTTTTTTGACAAAAACCGACAATAATAGAGCGGGGCCTTATTGTTGCTCATATGGTTATTAGAAGTTTAACAACAAAGCCCCTAAATGTAGGAGTTGAGAACAGAGATATTGCTATCTCATTTTGGAAAAATATGAAGTATATAACTCCTACACTTTCAGTCCAAGTGGCACGTTTTAGCATCTTGGGTGTGCCATACCCTCAATGAAGGGTCAAAAAATTATTGAAAAAACCTTCGGCTAAGTTCTAAACTATACCATAAGTTAAGCAGGAGATTGTGTCGCCCAGGCTCTCCTGAAACCTAAGTTTGATCAAAACTTCTGTCTTTGATAAGGAAAATTAATTACCAGACAGGCGAACAGCAATCTAACCGACTGCATCATATGTATTAAAATCAAATTCAGTTATAAATACTTCGCACTCTAAGAGTGGATTATCTACAAATTTTCCTGTTACGAGTTTATGTTGTTTGTTATATAAATCCGCTAACTCGTCTTTACATTCCCAACCAGAACTAAAAGCCTTTTCAAAAGCCTCTTGTTTGTTGGTATCATCAACAGTTTTCTCGTAAAAGTCTCTCCATAATTTTGACATTTCTTTCTCCTTTCGTTACTCGTAGTAGACATATTATACAATATAATGTAAATTACAAGTTATGGATACTAATAAACACAAAGAATTAAAAGAAACTAACGATATGTCTGACTACGAACAGATACAATTTCAAGCTTGGTGCGTTAGTAATGAGTTTATGAACCTAATAGGTATGATAAACAAATTACCACCAGAACAAGCCGAACACATTACAGAAATGTTTGGCCGTATACTAAACAATCAACCAAAGGAAAAATGAGATTACCAGAAACTTTAGAATCATACGATCATCTTGTCCTGGGAGATGCTATTTATTTTCCTGACATGAGTAACAACATTTATCATAACTGTGCAGGCATATCTTCTTCTACCATTAGAAGATTTGGACAGTCACAATTACATGCTTTAAATGAAAGTGTTGAAGATACACATGCTTTGAGATTTGGGTCAGCAGCACATGCCTTGATAGTAGAAGGAGAATCGGTCTTTAACAAAGAAGTTGCCTGTTTGTCTGGATCTCCTTATACCCAAGCCAACAAACAATTAAAAAGAGATTATGAAAGCAGAGGTTTAATAGTTATTAGTGCAGACGATAGACAAACCATCTTTAACATGCGAGATAATTTAATCCCAGAGGGAGATAAGCTTTTGCACCCATCAGAAAGCGAATACCCCCAAGCATTTAACTACCCTTATGAACGAGCTATATTTTGGTTTGAACGTGACTTGCTGCTCAAGGTAAAGTCTGACGTTGTTCGCTTCCCGCTATCGGCCTTGCACGCTGAGGACAACGTTGTGCTAGTAGACTACAAGACTACTCAGAGTTGTGAGCCACGTTCATTTATGTCTTCTGTTAAGAAGTACCAATATGACTTACAAGCAGCTTGGTACAAACGGGCATACGAGAAAGCAGGATTTAAAGTTAAAGACTTCTTATTTGTTGCACAAGAAAAGAAGCCACCATATGCCTCTAAAATCTTCAAAATGAAGCCACAAGACCTAGAATCAGGTTGGCTAGAGTTAGATAGGTTGTTGGGCGAATACAAAGGCGTACAAGATGGACGTGAGCCAACAATATACAATACACCTAATTATGTGGAGATAGAGTTATGACCTGGGTTTTAGTTGACGACAAACACTATAGAAAAAAACTACGGGACCTAGAATCAGAGTTGGTTTTAGTCGAAGCCAAAGTAGAGGCTGTAAAGAATGAAATACATCTAACTAAGTTAGATTTAGAAAAACTAATTAGTCAAGAAGGAGAATAATAAAACAATACGAAGAATGGTTAAAAAAGTAACGCTAGTATTGAATGGCAAAAAAATGTCTTTTGTAGCAAACAAAGAAGAAATTGTAAGAGCGTTTTCCAAAGAAATGACTAAAATATTTTGTGATCGCTACTTTACTGAAAAATTTTGTGTTTTATGTCAGAAAAAATTTATTGACCAATCCAAATCACAAAACGCTAAGTTTTGTTCTGATAAATGTAGGTCAAGAGATTACAGGTGTAGATGTATTGAAAAATACAATAAAGAAAACGGCACAAGTTTTACTAGTTTTAGATTAATCAGGAGGCTGAATGAAAAGAATAACTAAAGAACAAGCATACTATATAATTATTACCCTTATAATGTTGGGTCTGATTGTTAGTAAGTATGTGCAGTATGGTTGTGTGATACTTTGTGAGGATTGGTATGATTGATATTTTATTTTTTGTTTTTGGTTTTTGTGTATTAGTCGGTATGTCAGTCCCTGGACCAGACGCATCCGAATATATAACGTTTCGTAAAGATGACAAATAAAAAAACAGATATGGTTAACAAACCGCCACACTACAATCAGGGTAGTGTTGAGTGTATTGATGCTATGGAATCTATGTTAAGTAAAGAAGAATTTATAGGCTACCTACGGGGAAATAGCTTTAAATACAGATGGCGGTGGCGTGGTAAACATAAAAATGGCCAACAAGATTTAGACAAAGCAAAATGGTACGAACAAAAATTGGAGGAAGTATTAAATGGCTAAGAAAACATCATTAGTAAATTCATACGAATCAGCAACGCCAGGTAGAGGCAAAAAGACCTCTATTGGTTCCGGTAATGTGGCGTTTGCTTCTATGAACAAGAACATGAAACGGTCTTGGAAGAAATACCGAGGCCAAGGCAGATAAAAAAAGGCTGCCATTTCTGACAGCCTAAAATACACTATTGAAAACAGAAGTTTTCGACCATTCGAAGAGAGTTTATGAATAGTAATTTCTAATTATACAGATATTTAAGATAAAAAAAAGGGGCTTTCGCCCCCAAGCTGACAACTACAAGGAAGGGGGTGACTTCTTAGTTGTCGTGCTTACTTTTGGGACAGGCATGTTAGCATCTTGTAGATACTCTCCTATCCTGGTTTTTTCACTTGATCTTTTTTCTCCAGTATCTTTATCTTCCCATTCATCAGTTACTGTATAAATACCAAGTTGTAAGCTTTTATTAACTATAGACATTACACTTTCTGGATGCTGTTTCATGCCAATAGCCATACAGAGTTGTGTAAAGTATTTAGTAGCTATATCCCTAGCGGTAGGATCTTGGTTCCAAAGACCGTAGTATTCTACGTGGTCCCAATACTTACCGTCTTCTAGTTCAAACACTACTTTTACAGTCCAGTTACCTGCTTTTGATTTATATTTCTCAGCAGTAATAATCTTTGCGTTATGCACGCCTTTAGGCGCTGTCTCCCTATTAGGGGCTTCTCTTTCGGGTTTGCTTTCATCCCACCCGACACCTTCAAAATCACTCATCAGTTTGTACCTCCTCTCTGATTATTTTATTAGTGTTAAAACCTAGTTTTGTAATTACATGTAATAAGTTAGCTTCTTCGAAATCATCAAGCTTCCCTGATCTATCTTTAGCTGTGTAGCCATGACCTACGTCAGTTTGTAGCCATCTGTTTCTTATAGTCACACCATCATCATCTTGATCTTCAATTACTCTTAGTGCCAATACTTCATCAAAAAAGTATGTAATAGATTGGCCTAGCTTGGTACCTACCATTTTAGGCTCAAAGATCATTACGTTATCCACGTTTTGTTTTTCCATTTTAGATACAAACACAACATTCATATGCAAGTCTCTAAATGATCTCATAACATTAGTAACAGATTCTTGAACATTACCATAAGCCATACGTGGGTCCTTATGCTTTTCTTTTTCTTGTTGAAGTAAAATTTCAGACATCTCAGATATAGAATCTAAACAGACGGTATCGTAATTTAATTCACCATCTCTTAGCATCTGATAAATTTCCATAATCTCTGATGCCTGTTTGACCTGTATAACATCTATATCACTACGGTCCTTGACTGAAAGTAAGCCAGATTCCATATCGATAACTAATATTTTTCCAGGTGCAGTAGCACACAGAGTAGTCTTACCAGCGCCAGCTGCGCCGTATATTAAGATTTTTGCACCTTGGTCATCTACAAGATCACTAGGGCTCATAATCCTATCTTTAATAGGTATTCTTTCTTGGTTATTCATAACTCTTCTCCGATAGTTATTGCAATATACTATTACATAAATTACCATAAGTAAATTAATTAATTTCGGATTTGTAAATTGAAAGAAAACTTGACTTGGCTTGCTAACTATTATTTCAGGAATCTAGTTCTGTCTAGAAAAGCCTTAAAGTTTTTGGAAACGATTAATATTATACCTAAATACAAGGAGAGAGAAGTGGAAAGATACACGTTAAAACAATATATAGAATTTATTGGTATGGAGGATGCAGCCAATAAATTTGAATGTTCTATTGCATCAGTTAAAGCTTGGAGATATGGCTATCGTGAACCTTCAGTTCATCAAGCCAGAAAAATTATAAAAGCCTCTAATGGAAGACTAGATTTTGAATCCATTTATGGCAATCTTGATAGCATTTTAACTGATAGTGTTCAATCTTAATCTAACTGATGACGAGAAATCAGTTGACCTTGCGTTAGCTTACTACGACGAAGGTTTATCTGTTGTACCGTTATTAAGACAAAGTAAAAAACCACCATCTTTTCTGGGGGGTTGGCACCAATACAAAACAGAAAGACCAGACAGGGCCGTAGTAGAAACTTGGTTTAAGAATCGTGATGATTTGGTTGTGGCCTTAATTTGTGGAGAGTTTATCGTAGTTGATGCAGATACTCCTGAGGCTATGGGATGGGTTGAGAAGAACTTACCTGCAAGTCCTTTTAAGGTGGTTACTGGCAAGGGTATGCACTACTACTACAACAACCCACAAAACTACACAACTTTTGCTACCAAGCGTTTGAATGAAACGCCAATAGAAAGACATATTGATATTAGAGGGGAAGGAGGTCTGATAATTGCTCCATACAACAGACATGCAAACGGTACGATCTATAAACCTGTTTTAATACCTGATTGGGACATTTACGATATAAACGACTTACCAGACTTTACAGAAACCGAGTGGATACAGATTACTGGTAATAAAAAACAAAATGGCGAAAATGCAACTGCACCAATATCTCTTACTGGTGTTAACGAAGGCTCACGTAATGATCAAGCAGCTAGACTGGCAGGCTATCTTATCTCTAAGAATATAAATATAGAATTTTGTAAATTTTTCTTACAGTCTTGGAACTCACAAAATCAACCGCCTCTCCCAAACAACGAAGTATTATCGGTTGTAGACAACGTAAAAAAAACACACGACAGAAAAAACGAGAGGGCCCCATTATTTGTTAACTCGTATGAGAAAATAGATCCACCAAAAAACTTATTAGAGCCTCCTGGTATCCTAAAAGAAATGTATAAATTTTGTGAAGAGATTGCACAAGTTAGCCAACCAGAACTTTCTTTAGTAGCGGCCCTATCATTAGTAAGTGTTACTTGTGGTCGCCTTTACCGTACAAATATGAATAACTTTGCTTCTCTATATTTTATGGGTATTGCTAAGTCTGGTCAGGGTAAAGAAAACATAAAATCTTTCGTTGAGTCTGTTTTAAATATGTCTAATTTTTCTGATCTTGTCGTAGGGGACGGATACACTTCTTCTGGAGCAGTACACTCGATACTAAAATATAGACCGACACAAATTACTATTATGGATGAGTTTGGTAAAAGATTAGAGGCCATCGGCTCACAACAAAACACAAACAGAGAAGACGGCATACAAACCCTTATGGAAGCATGGGGTAGGTGTCATGGTGCCCTAAGACCAGATAACTATTCTTTGATGGGTGTTCCTGAACAATATAAAGATCAAGCTATGAATAGAATCTGCTATAAGCCTGCTATTACACTTGTTGGGCTCTCGGTCCCACAAAATTTTTACAAAGCCTTAAACTCTGGTCGTATAGCTGATGGCTTTTTAAATAGGTTTATAGTTATTGAATCCAAAGAGCCTAGAAAGGTACAAAGACTAAAAAAATTCAAACAAGCGCCACTTAATATTGTAAATTGGGTGAACTATATAAGAAGGGCTCGTACGGAATTTGGAGAAATTGCACAAAATAATTCGGAGCTAGACTTAAAACAAGTAGTAATACCTTTTAGTACAGAGGCAGAGACACATCTGGACGCTTTTGCAGAAGAAATAGTTAAGCGACAAAATGTTTTAGAGAAAGATAATCTTGAACCTTTGTTATCAAGATCAAGAGAAAAAGCTATGCGTCTGTCTTTATGTTGTGCCCTTGCAGACAATCCGGATGCCAAAAGCATACCTGCAGACATAACGAAATGGGCTATAGATTATATTAGATATTATGACCTTTTGTTTATAGAAGCATGCCGAGACAAAGTTGCATCTTCGGCTACAGAATCAAAAATAAAACAAGTCGTATCTTTTATTAGGTCTAGGGGAGAAGAGGGTATAAGTAAGCGTGAGGTGGACCGACATGAGCTTTTCAGAAGCATGAAATCATACGAAGTTAAAGAGATTATAGAAAGACTAAAGAACGCTGGAGAAATCCAGGAGATTGACGTTAAGATTGGTGGCAAAGGCAGACCTACGAAAAGGTTTGTTGCTGTTGATCCCAACTATTATTTAGATTAGGAGATATTATGAAAGTACCAAGTTTCGAAACGATTGACGACCAAAAAAGAGAAGAACGTGTAGCTGGATATTTAGAAGGTGCCTGGAGTGTCACTTGCCATAAATTACCAGTATCATACGCCCTAGATTATTGGATTGAGTCTGCCAACGAATGTTATTGGTGTGAAGTTAAATGTAGAACATTTGCGAGTGATAAATACGACACCATAATTCTGTCTGCAGCAAAACTTAACAAAGGAGCCATGTTAGCACGTGCTACTGGTGTGCCATTTATTATTGTTTATGCTATGACTGACGGTCTTTTTTACCACATGTGGCGACAAAACCATAAGTATGATGTTAGGATGAACCTGTCAGAAAACCCTACAGAGCTTGATGACAACGAGCCTTACATTCATATACCTATGGATATGATAGAATGTATAACGGACAAACCATTAGGTCTGGATAGAAAAGAAATAGGAATAACATAATGGCATTAAAAAATTTACTAAAAAACGTAGTGGGTGCTGTAGCTCCAACACTAGGTACCGCTCTTGGTGGTCCTATGGGTGGTATGGCAGCAAACATGATAGCTGACGTTTTGGGTTGCCCAAACAATCCAAAAGCAATAGAACAGGCGGTGCAAAGTGCAACCCCAGAGCAAATGCTAGCTTTAAAAAAAGCAGAGCAGGATTTTGAGCTCAAAATGAAAGAACTTGAAGTCGATGTCTTTCGTATGGAAACAGAGGACATACAAGATGCAAGATCCAGATTTAGTGGTGACTGGACTTCTAAGATTTTAGGATTTATTACAATAGGTGGGTTTATGGGCTACATATTTTTGGTTACATTACAACCGCCAGAGCAGAACTCAGAAGCACTCATCAACTTGGTATTAGGATACCTGGGTGGTTTAGCATCTGCAGTTATTTCGTTTTATTTTGGGGCCTCACACAAAAAAGACGATTAATAAATGTTAGAAGAAGCCGTCACAATAATACAACAAGTAGGCTTTCCAATCGCTGCCGCCTTAGGCTTAGGCTGGTTTATATACAAACTAATCATGCGTATTGTTGACGGTATGGAAAATAAATTAGATGTCGTTGATGAAAAGGTAGCTGAACAGATTAGCGCTATGGAACAAAGACTAGGAACTAAGCTTGATTCACAGCATGGCATATTAGTGGCACTTATAGACAGAATTAGATCGCTTGACAACGAGATTATTAGACAAGATACTTTAATAAAGACTATTTTGGGTGTACCACAGCTTATTGATAGTAATAAGATAGCTAAGGCAGATAGAGATGACCAAAGGAAAGACTAATATAGACAAAGTTTTTGATTGGCTTGTACCTGTCGTTTTATGTAGTGCAATACTATTTTTGCTATTCCTGTTCTCCCCTAAGGGCCAAGCTGATGAGATCAAGTTTCAGTTTAAGTCACCTTCTTTTAGTGGCGTAGGAACTTCAGCACACTATTTGACAATAGAAAACCAAGAATTTACAAGAAAAGAAGCTTTAGAGGCAGAAATACAGGCTCTGAAGGAAGAAGCAGAACGTGATGCAGAAAACACTACGCTAGCTCGTTTCTTAAAAAACTTTGAATCACGTATATACGCTCAACTATCAAGACAGCTAGTAGAACAGTTGTTTGGCGAAAACCCAGCAACTGAGGGTAGTTTTAGTTTATTCGATAATATTATTTCTTGGTATTCAGATGGAATAACTATTACACTAGAAATTTATAATGAAGCTACTGGTGAAACAACTACTATTACTATCCCTATTGGGGACTTTGGTTTCTAGTTGTGCCACACACTTTTCCTACGTATCTCCTTGCTTAAAAAATACAGATCAAGACTATAAAGATTTAGTAACGGTTATTGGGAAAGCTGAGTGTTTTTCTAAATCAGCTTTCATAAACGAACCGATTACTGAAGAAATAAAAAATGTTAAGCCAGCAAAGAATGCCCCAGTAGTAGCTGTATATAAATTCCAGGATCTTACTGGTCAAAGAAAATCTATTGATGGATACGCAAGTTTCTCTTCTGCATTAACACAAGCACCTGAAGCTTATTTAATACGAGCTATTAAACAATCTAAATTTTTTCGTGTGGTAGAAAGAGTAGGCTTGGACCATCTTACAAAAGAAAGACAACTTATAAGAAACACTAGAGACAAGTTTGATGACGAAACAGAACAACTACCGCTTCTTTTTGCTGGGATAATATTTGAGGGTGGGATAATTGATTACAATACCAATCTTCTTACAGGAGGTATTGGCGCAAGGTACTTAGGTATCGGTAACTCCAAACAATATAGAGAGGATACCGTTCTAGTGTCAATAAGGGTTGTTTCTGTTAGTACTGGTGAGATTTTGATGGAAAATCTAACTACAAAAACTATTCTTTCAGTCGGATTGTCTAATGATTTCTTTAGATATATAGCAGATGGAACTAAGCTCGTAGAATTCGAAAGTGGTAATGCTATGAATGAAAGTAAATCTATTGCGTTGCAAGCAGCAATAGAAACTGGTATTGTTGATATTATAAAACAAGGTAGGGTGAAGAACTACTGGCAATACTACGGAGAATAAATGAGAATTTTGCTTTTAGTCTTATCGTTAAGCTTATGGGGTGACAACGAAATATTTGTAAACCAAAGTGGCGCTAATGCTATATTAAAACTAGAACAGCTTGGGAGTGGCAACTTAATAGGTGGCACGTCTGCTGTATCAGGAACTATGACAGCTTTGGACCTAGACGGTCTAAATATGTCGTTGGAAATAAATCAAATAGGTAGCAGCAATATCTTTAGATCAGATGCTTTTGATTCCGATTACGTAACAGGATTGTTTGATTTTCAGGGTGATAGCAACCAAATGGACATTTTGATGAACAGCGGTGGCTTGTATTCAGCAGATTACGCAAACTTTAATGTAGCCGTAACAGGTGGAAGCAACGTTTTTGATATAGAGATAGCAGAACTTTCAGATGCAAGTTATTTAGATTTAGATTGGATTATTGATGGTGACAGTAACCAATTTACATATGATATAGACTATGAAAACGCCGTTAATTACGTTGATGTATTTGGTGACAGCAACTCGCTAACTTTTACAGGAAGTGGGTATGCAGGCACAACCGCTAGTGACTCAGCATATTTTTATCTAGATTTAGATGGAAGTTCAAATACATTAACTGTTACGCAAGCATCAACACTTGCTAGGGATTGGTTAAAAATTGAGTCTAATACGTCTAACGCTTCTATTTGTATTGTTCAGAATGATGGTGGGACCTCCACTTCATGCTGATACTATTGGCGATATAACAGAACTAAGAGGATACGGGCAAATCTTACGAGATGAGCCCTATCCTGCTGTCTTAGATTTTAATATTAATTCATATGATGATGTCAGAACACGTGCTGGCAGAATAGCTATTACCTTTCTAGATGAATCAACCGTAAAACTAACTGAGCATTCTAAATTAGTCATAGATGAATACATCTTTGATCCAAACCCAAGTAAATCAAAAATGGCTCTTAGTTTTGTTAGTGGGACCATACGATTTGCTAGCGGTAATCTAAAAAAATTAGATAAAAAAAATATATCACTAAAGACTCCAACGGCAGATATTGCAGTTTTAGGAACTGATTTTACTGTAAGCGTAGATGAACTAGGTAGAAGTTTGATAATACTACTACCAGATGAATTCGGTGGCCCAAGTGGTGAAATAATCGTATCTACTGCTGCTGGGCAGGTAGTTTTGAATCAGCCGTACCAGGCTACTACTACTAATGTTTACGAGGGTTCTCCAACAAAACCTGTCACCTTAGACATAACCTTAGAGTTTATTGACAATATGTTGATTGTGTCACCACCAAAAGAAGTGGCCGTAGAAGAAGAACAGCAGGAGTCTCAAGCATCTGATTTCTTGGACTTTGCTGATTTGGATGTAGATTATTTAGAAGAGGACTTCTTAGAAGAGGATGAAAGTTTTGATTTTACTGAACTTGATATAGACCTTCTAAATGTAAATTTCTTCGAAGATTTACTTGATGTCTTAGAATTACTAGATGAAGAGGAAGACCAAGATCAACTTATAGATAAAGTTAGTGGAGTACAAATCGCAGGAACAAATATTGGTCAAGATACCGATACTCAGATTACAACGATTATTCAAGGTAGCGAAATAAAGTTAATTAGAAGTGTAAGTCAGACGGCACAACTCGTATTAGATGGCGAAGAATCTTATACTGTTATCTTTATACAAGATGGTGTTTCCAAAACCATTAAGATAAATGGGGGCCAATCATCTAGCATAACAATAATACAAAGCTCAGGATGATAAGATTAGGTCTTTTAATAACGTTAATTTTAGCTCTACCTTTGGTATTTCAGCTCCAACCTCTTGAGGTTTTAAAATTAAAAACTTTTGATGCTTTTGTAGCCAAGCAACAGCCATCTGGTTATTTTGTTACCCTTAACATAACAGATGAAGACGTACGGTCTGAAGGAGGCTGGCCCTTCCCACGTGTAAGAGTGGGTGAAATACATCAACAGCTAATAGACGAAGGTGCGCTCGGCGTAGGCTGGGTAATCAGTTTTATAGACAAAGATAGATTTGGTGGCGACTTCTACTTGAACAGATCCTTTGACATTCGGGATTTGCCAACAGTTGTCGCTGCCTTCGACGCGAATAATGGTATTTACCCAGAACCTGTTGGTACCGTTATTTTAGGAGAATCTGCACCTGGCATCTCAATAGGTGGCTACATGCCTAATATTAAGGAGGTGGCTGAAGTTGCAGATCAAGGGATTGTTTCTGCACCAGTAGATGTTGATAACTTAGTTAGAAGGATTCCCTTACTATTTAGTATCCCTGATGGCTGGGTGCCAAGTTTCGGGACACAAGTTTTAAAATCTTTAGTAGGAGCTGATACTTACATAATTAAAACAAACGAGTATGGCTTAGAAGAAATAAGAGTAAGAGGTTTGCCACCAGTCAAAGTAGACGGTTTAGGTAGAAAATGGATTAGTTGGGTTGATACGCCATCCACTACTCTTGCAGAAATGAGAGTCAAAGATAAATTTGTTTTTGTGGGTGTGACTGCAAAAGGTGTTTTTCCACAAATAGCAGTTCCAACTGGTTTAGCATATCCACATCAAGTCCAAACGGCACTTGCAGAATCAATTTTGATACAAAACTCCCCTTACATACCAGATTGGCATTTACCAGTAGAAATTTTAATTTTTGCAATATTTGTCTTCACCATTTGGCTTCTAACGAGTTTTCTAGGTGTTACCCAAGGCTTAGCATCAGCTAGTGGATTGTTTATCTCTACAGGTGCCGTAAGCTATCATTTGATAAAAAAGGGTATTTTATTAGATTTTACTTGGACTTTAATAGGTGGATTCGTTTCTGGGGCTATCGCTTTCTATTTAAACTTCAGAAAACAATATAAATTAAGACTACAAATTAAAAAACAATTTGAACACTATTTAGATCCACGACAAGTAAAAAAATTACAAGACAATCCTGGGTCTTTGGTCTTGGGTGGTGAACGTCGAAATGCAACTTTTTTGTTTACTGATGTGCGAGGGTTTACAGCTTTGTCAGAAAAATTAGAACCTGAAGAGGTCACAAAAATTATGAATCGGGTGCTTACGATCCAAGCAGATACTGTTAAACAATATGACGGGATGGTAGATAAATATATAGGTGATGCGATGATGGCTATATTTAACGCCCCTCTAGATATGGATAATCATGAAATAGCAGCGGTTTTATGTGCTAAGGAGATACAAGATAAAGTTAAGCTGGCAAATTTGGGGGTTGAGATAGGCGTAGGAATAAATACTGGTCCCGCTGTAATCGGTAATATGGGCTCAGAGACTAGATTCGATTATACCGCTATAGGTGATGCAGTTAATCAAGCAGCTAGGTACGAGAGTGCTACTAAAGAGGTTGGTGTTGATATTTTAATCGGACATACAACTGCACATAAAGCGCCTAATGAATGCACTTATGTAAAAGATATCAAGGTAAAAGGGAAAACAAAACCGCTTCAGGTTTATACTATTTCAGATTGACCGCTTAAGATAGCTGCCCTAAGAGCTGGGTCTTGAGATAGTTGGTTTGTTTGCAAGTTATTTACAGCACTTATATCGGGTAAATCTATATCAAAAGATGGCACAATATCTTGGGTTTGTGATTCAATATCAAATATTGCATCTTGAACTTCTGGTCTGGACTGTATATCTTCTATTTCTGCTTGTGTTTGAGCTATTACTTGACTACCTATATCTCCTGCCTCAACGCCTATTTGTCTTGGAGCAACTTGTCGTAAGTAATTGCCAATAGCGCTTGCAATTAGGTTAAAAGCAGGTCGATCTGTTTTGGTCATGGCTCGTACTAAAGTTGGATTTTTAAATATTGATTGCATGACACCCAGTTGAATTACAGTAGGTAAAACAGCTATATTCAAAGCGTTAATAGCAACCGCACCAGCGATTAAAGTACCAGCACCGCCTCCTTCTCCAGCAGCTATAAGTGTGATTCTTGATTGATAGTCACGTAAAGCTTTAGTTAAATCTCTACCAAAAAAAGCAGTTAATGATTCGTCACCTATGCTGTCCAACGTAGTACGAAATACCTCTGGATTGAAGACATCTGTAAAATCGTTAGCATCTGAATTTTTTATCATTTTACGAATGATAGACCTCATAGCCTCAGTTTTAAGTTCCTGTGCACCCTCTGGTCCCACTACATCAAATATTTCTTTTATCTCTCTTGCATTTCTAGGAATTAGAATTTTATCAACAACTTCTGAATCAGGTGCGTTAGCTATATCTCGAAATAGCTGTGATTTCTCAAATTTGAATATTTCTTCTTGAGCATCTAGATACCCACGATACCCTTTAATTAAATCAGATGGGTTATCAGATAGTTTCATCAAAGCATCCTCATCAATTTTATATGTAATTTTACCCAAATCTTCTAGAAAACTTCTTACTTGGGTTGGGTTGTCAAAAAGCTCGTCGATTGTAGCACCATAGGACTCCAAACGTCTTGCTAATTTTACAGAGTCAATAGTGCCATCGAAATTTGAAGCGGCTTGTATTTCTTTTTTCAATAATTCCCCACCCAATCTTTGTTTTATAATTAGAGCTTGTTCGGGATCAACTACGCTTTCTGTCAAATCATCAGAAGTTTTCCTAAAACCTTGTAAAAAACCTTTTAAAAGCTCTGGACGGTCTTTTTTTACTACAAGTTCAAAAACTTGGTCAATATCAAGTCCACCCGTTCTTTTGTAATCACTCAATAATTTTGTAAGTAGTGGCGCTTCAAACGTATCCATACCCGTTTTATAGAATCTATTAGCATTTTTCAAAAGCTTTGTACTTGCTATTACTTTATCTATATCCGCTTGCTTTGCATCCTTCTTTACAAATAGACGTCTAGCTAATTCACCGCCCCTGGCTAAGTCAGTTAACATATCGTCTGCTTTTTCACCTAAAACACCAAGCTCTTTTGTCAGGGTTGAGGGTAAAGAGTTATTAGCTCTAGCTAAGGCGCTTGTTTCAGCCTTAAATCTCATAAGTTGGGTAAAATTAATTTTATCATTCATTTGTAAGAGAGCATTTATGTCTTTTAAGTCCTCTCCAGCATTTAAACTTTTTTTCAAGATTTGGTTGTTATTGATGAAATTTTTCAATCTATCTTTTATCGGTTTGAAATTTATTACCTGAGCCTCATCCCCAACTAAATTTACGAATCTATCAACTTGTGGTGCGTTTTCGCCTACAACATCTTTTAAAAAAGTAGTATTTATATTTATAAGATCCCTATCTGATATATTGTCTAAAACTTGATCTATTTCGTTTGGTTTTATTCCTAAACGTTCAGAGATATGTGGGTTTTTTTGCAAAAACAATCGTAAGGTTGTGCCTTCTCTAAAAACTATATCTTTAATTGTAGTATCTGATAAGGTGTCATTAAAGAGTTTTTGCACTTCTTTTATGGCTGCATTTTTTTTCTCTGCAGAGAGATTATCAAAAGCGCCCTTTTCTCCCGCATATTTTTTTAATATATCTTCGCCCTTAGAGTTTATAAATTTTTCGCCACGACGTAGCTGTTCTTGTATTTTATTTACATCTCTAGTTAAGGTTTTAGGTCTAAAAATAGAACTTTGCACTTGGAAATATTGGTTTTCCGCAGCGTTCATAAAACTTTTATAAGATTGTGCTAAATTTTGCTGTACGAACTCTCCTGCTTGCCCTGTACCTGGCACTCCTGAAAGTGCCCCAGCGTTGATAGATTTTGCAGATTTTTTTGTTAGCTCAGTAATACGTTCTATAGCGTTAATTCTATCTTGGCGTAAATTCTTTAGCTTAATTTCGAATTGTCCTTTAGTAAATGCGCCTGCTTCTGTTTTACTGACTAAATCATCAAAAGATAAAGAATAAGCACCCAGCTTATCTAGCAACTGTCTGCCTTCGGCCATTTCTGCTTCTATTAGAGGCCTCATACGTTTTTGTTTTCCTACTATAGTCTCACCTGCTGCTTGAATTCTGCCTCTAAAGCTGGCCTCAAATGCTCTTTGTGAAGGAACACCAAAAACGGTAGCCTCTTCTTGTATCTCTTTTGGTGTAAGTTTTCGACCTCTTAATTTTTCTAAACTTCTGACTTTTGCTGGATCTACAAAACCTTCCAAAGGTGCACGTAGTAAGTTCACAGTTTCAGCAGGGGCATTCATGCCTAATAAAGCTTTGTAACCTGCGCCTACAGCTTCGCCAACAAATTGACCTGTTGCTCCCAACCCAGCTTCTCCTGCGACGTTTAATGCTATGTCTCCAAAAGACTCTTGTGAGGTTCCCAAAGCAGCTTCAACCGCCTCTTCTCCTGCTTCACCAGCACCAGACCCTATTGCAGCTGCTGCTGTCCTTGCAAACCTATCGCCAGAAAAACGCTTTAAGAATCTTATAACACGCCCACCTGGGGTAAGTGCGAATAATGCGCCTGCAACTGGGCCGACAATACCTGAAAAGTCAGCTATATCTGCAAAGGTCATACCTTTTTCATCAATTATTATGTTTTTTTCTGATTTGTCTTCTTCACTCAAAAGACCTTTTAAAACTAAACGATCTTGTCCTATGGGTGTGATAGCTAAACGCCCTCGTGAGTCTCTAGTAAACCCCTTTGACCCTACATAGCCTCTTAGGACATTTTCTTTTTCTTTATAATTATCTGTAAGTCCCAACTGAGCTCTAATTGAAGGAGCACGTATACCGACATCTTCTTCAAAGTATGCTTGGTCTACAAAATCTTTATTTTTATCTTCGTTGTATTTGTCGTAGGCTACTAAGATTGCGTCATCTCTTCTGCCCTCAGGTAGTTCCACATTTATTACGCTACCGTCAGGCATTTCGACTTGATATATTTTCATTGTCCTGTTTTGTATTTTTCTAGTCGTTTCTGTGATTCCTCTTTTTTAATAAACTCCAAACCGGTAGTCCCTTCGACATTAGATTCTGCTAAATTCCTTGAGTATGGAGCCTCTAATCCTAAGTCTGTAAACCTGCTTCTAGCTCTTCCAAAATCTCTGTCAGCTTGACGATATGATGCTAAGAATGTATCAAGCGTACGTTCTAAATTGCCTTTAATCTCTTTTTCAGTTGCAAAAATATCGTCAATATCACCAACTAATTGTTGTGCTATTTGTCGGTCTACATTAGATATAGTTCGGCCAGACTCACCAGTTATGTTTTTAACTTGCCCTTGAGCAAAATATCTTAGCAAAAGCTTGGCCTTCATTCGATTGTTTTCAGGGTAAGGGACATTAAAATATGCAGCACCTCTGCTTATTAATTCATCTAATTGTGGGAAAAAACCTGCGACGCCACCCTCTTCGACTAATCCTAGAGCTTTTCTTAAAACTGTTATACCCACATCAACAGTATCTAATTCTTTAATTGATTCACTTAAATCTTGCTCATAATCGTATCTATTTGCTGCAAAATTTTCAAAGATTTTTTCACGTTTAGCTAACTCTTTTTTAGCTTGAGCTTCTATAGCTGCTTGTTCTTTGTCTGTTTCTTCACTTAATTTTTTTCCAAGACTAATCATACTCTCTGCACGTGTCATGCCTGGCTCATAAAAATTTGATAAAGCACCTGTAAGTCTGTTCAAGCGTTTACCTCTGTTTTGTTTTTTTAATTGATTTTCTAGCTCTTGAACTGCTGCTTCATATTCATCATTTTTAATCTCTGACGCATCCTCTGACGCATCCTCTGGGGCGGGTGTTGGGGTTGGTACTGGATCTGCGGTCAAATCATCTAACTCTTCTTGAGTAACATCAGATGCCTCTTGTTGTTCTTTTGCTTGTAGCCTTTCTTTATCCAAAGCGGCTATTTCTTCTGGATTTAATGTGGCTGCACCAATACCGGCCCCAACACCCACTATACCAGCACCGCTGCCTATAAGTTGTCCTGCAGGCCCTAATTCTAGTTTACCTCTATTTAAACCGAACCCTGGCTCATAAAAATCTTTAGTACGACGTATGAAAGGATTTTTTTTGAATACAGGGGGGATTTTAGCTACACCACGCATCACATTAGACAAAATCCCAGCTCCACCCAGTCTCATCAATAGAGGAGCTGTTGCTAAGGTACCCGCAAGTTTTAAACCACCTTGCTGTCTTTCTCGTATATTTGCCTCTAAGGCTCTTTCCTCTAGACTTCGAGGGTTGCCTAACTCATCTACGCTTGGAGCAAGATTTAGGTTTATAACTCTTGACCTTTTTACCTCACCGTCGTTGCCTCGGACTACCGCAAGGAAATATGAACCATCTTCTGTATCTACACGTTCTATACTTTCCGCACCAGCAGGTGTGGGCACCCTGCCCCCTCTAAAGATAGGTTTGCTTTGCAAAACTTCGCCACCGTTTTGAAACATACGCCTGCTATAGACATCTCTCATTTAATTGCCTCCGCCAAACCCTTCAGCACCCATAAAGCCACGATAAGCACCAACCCCAGCTCCTAAGCCAGCCAACCTAGGATCAATAGGCGGTCCATAAGTTGAATCAATCCGAGTTTGAGAACCTTCAAACCTTGGTAATAATTGTGCTATTTGCCCTAAGATGCCAAGCGGTCTACCTTGTTGCGCTAACTGTTGTTGGAATTGTCTATCAAATCTGGTTTGTAATAAGTCTCTTGGAACTGCACCTAAATTCATAAGCTCTGCTCTTTGTCGTGATCCTAGATCTTGACGCTCTCTACCAAGACCACCAAATTGAGCTCCATATCCAGCTAAGGCAGAACCAATACCTCTTGTTAGCTGAGCTCTCTGTCCGCCTAAGCCTAATATATCTTGTGCAAAACCACGACGTGCAGAAAGTTCGTCACTACCTAAGCCACGCTCAAAACCAGCAGCACGTTCTAACGCACCTCTTTGGAACTGTGATTCGGCTTGCGCACGTTGCATAGCGTCCTCAAAACCACCCTGCCTTATACCAGCGATTGCTTCACCTAACCCACGTCCTAAGCTACGACGTCTTTCTTCTGCTGACAGTCGGGCACGTGAACCAAACGCAGACTCACCCCCTGCCTGTATATCACGTGCTCTTTGTTGAATGTCTTGCATCTCACTAGCTTGGAAAGCATCATCAAGCGTTCTTTGCACTACTTGTTGTTCAAAAGGGTTAAAAAATGCTTGTGATGATCTTGGATCAAAACCTACTAGGGATGCTCTTTGAAAGTCTCTAGCTGACGGTCCCATACGACCAAGTGATCCCATCAAACCACCTAAGCCTGCACCTAGCTGTTGTTCAGCTTGGGCAAAGTAAGGTTGCATCTGTTCACCAGCTCTTCTTTCTGCTGCTACCGCTTCTTGTAGGGATTGTTCTTGTGCTTGTAAATAAGGCTCAAAAGCACCTATACCGCCATACGCTTGCTGTATAGCAGCTTGTTCTAAAGGAGATAGCCCTGCAGTTTGTTGAAGGGGCACTTGTTGTCCTAAAGCTTGTGCGCCCGCCGCTTGTATTTGTTGGATAAAGCCAGGGGTGTCAGCCGAACCGAAGTACAAAGAAGCTAATCTTGGATCAGCTTGTACCTCTGTAACTTGTTGACCTTTTTGTAATACTGGAGTGTATTGGTTAGGCATAGCTCCATACATGTTAGGACCTTCTGGTCTGTCAGTACGCACTGCATCAACTGGCATTGAACCAGGGCCGTAAGTAGAGACCACGTCGCGTAGATTTGGATTTAATTGACTAGGGTCCCCCCCCACTCGTTGTTCGATATCTGGAATATTAATATATCCAGCACTACCCTTTTCTGAACTACCTGCTGCATACGTGTTAGGCCCTGTTTGTTGATTGCCACTGAGACCTCCGCTACCTGCCCCGAAATTTGGTTGACCGATTACTGGCATGCCAAATCGGTCGTTTGAAAATGTAGGACCCTGCCCGGCTCCCGGTTTCAAAGGGACGGGTCTTGGCCGTACAGGACGGCCTACCTGATTGCCTAGAAATGATCCTGGACGGGTTCCTCCTTGAGTCTTTACATCATATCCGCCAAAAAATTGTGGGAACTGCATGCCACCTTGGACCGGCCCTCCTTGTACTCCAAATGGGCCACCAGCTCCACCTTGGGGCGGACCATAATAGTTCATATCGACGTTACCCATACCAAACGGTTCTGCCATTATGCTACCCCCTCAAAGTATCTCATTAATTTCATCATATTATCTGCACCCCTTTTTCTGTCTGGTTCTAATGACGGCACCATTTCCATAATACCACCTTTTTTCTTGTTTATTTTCATAGCACCTGCCCCTAGATTAGCTTTCGCTGTCATAACAAATTCTCCGTCTGATAGCATAGCTGGTATGTCGTCAGAGGTGCCTGTACCAGGTCCTACTGATTCGCCACCTTTACGCATATCTAATACCTCACCACCTTTTGCATAATCCGACTCTCCGATTACGGCGCCACCATCAGCAAAAGCATTTACAGGGTTTTTCACTAGACCTAAATCAAACCCTTGACTAAAAGGTTGTGGCATCTGTAATTCTGGTCTTATTAATCTTACATCTTTTGCACCACCAACTTCTTTTTTAGCGGCCTCTTCTGTTGCTTTACCATAAGCAGTTGCTAAGGCTAATAACGCAGGGTCTAGACCAGTCTTACCCATAATTCCCTCCCTAGCACTACCTAAGAAATCAAAAAATTTACCACCCCCTGCTAATATATCTCCAAATCCGAACCCAGGCTGTCCATCTAAACCAGAAAAGAAATTTTTTGTACTGTCGAAAAATCCAGGGCTTTGGGCAGCGCTATTCATTAATTGCTCACCAGTTACTACAGTTCCATCCTTTATAAAAGAATTTGGAACCCCTGGTACCTGTTCATATCCTTGTGCTTGCGCTATTTCGCTTGCAGATTGGCTCCCACTTGCAGTTTGCTCACCACCAAATTTACTTCTAAAAAAATCTCTAGTACGACCACCTATAGCATCAGTAGAAAATTTATCAGATGGATTCACTAATTCACCGTCTTTTATTCCTATATTTGTAAAAGCATAAGCTTGGCCTAAATTACGTAGTAGAGCTAATGGGTCTTGATCCCCTTTGATTACGTTAACGGCCACTCTGCCTGTATCATACATTTGTGCTGGTAATTGCCAAGGACCAGGCACGAACTTAGCTACCTTGGCTACTTTGTTGACAACTGGTTTAACTTTTTTGTTCCAAAACTTACCTATTTTTTTACCTAATTTTTTTAAGAAAAATTCTGGTAAACCTGTAGATGGATTTATAGAGTTCATATTGTCGCCAACCATAAGCTCTGCTATTGACGTATCGTCTTTGTCTAAAATCTTTTCTATAGCTTGTTTTAATTTTGGATTTTCATTCAAGAAATTTGGAGGCAAAACTACTTCGCCAGGAGTTACATGTGCTAACTCCGTATCACCAAAACGCCCCATATTTTTTATACTTTCTAGTCCCATTATCCTATTGTTACTGTTACACTTCCTAGACTACTTGTCGCACTCAGACCTGTCAAATAGGTACGGTGCGAAGTCAGGTCAATAAATTCTGTGCCATCAAACACTTGCAATACTTCTGTTGTAGTATTGAATATTAGCGTGCCAGCCTCCAACTGCGACTTATCACGTTCGGTTGTATTTAATTGTAGCGTAATTGTTGGGTCAAAACTAGCCAAATTTAATTCTAAAATTCTTACAAGACGGTTAAAAGTTTCGGCTGAAACAGATTCACCCGTAGCAATAGGCAGACGTGTTGGCAATAACTTTGCCATTATCTCCTGCCATCTGGTCTAAGATCAAGTCTGGTGGCACCTAAACGCCAACCTACTTCACTATTACCAACGTCCCCATCATTAGATTCTAAGCGCAATACCGCTTGTCTACCCCTACCTCTAATATGGGATTGTTGTGTAGTCGAAGAAATTGTGGATGTCGCCGCAGTTGATAGACTATCACCTGGAAAATTACGAACTTTTGTAACTATATTTAGATTACCGCCTCCTGAATTTGCTAAAAACTTTATGTCAGGAATTATTTTTCTTAAAAACGTAAACTGTTCACCATCACCAATATCAAAATCTGATGATTCTATAAACACATCTGTCATTTCTGAACCGTCATCATCAAAACCTCTTTCATGCTCATATAATAGGTTGTTGCCTGTAGCTTGTGGGAAAGGCTCAACGCCTGAGTCTAACCAAGAATGTCGTTCTAGTTGTCCATAATACCAAACACCTTCTTGGTAGTTGTATATAACATAACGGTTTATTTCGCTTGAAGATGCTGATGGGTAGTACCATCCTACTTCGTTTTCTTTTGTATTTGTAAAAGCAAAAACTTTGTACGCCTGAGATTGGTTAAAATCACTAAATACATAATTTAAGACAGAACAAGGAATTTTCTGTACAGCACCATTATATAAATAAAAATTATCATAAGACATGAAATAAATGCCTTGAGGACCGGTAACTGCAGCTTTGGGACCAATAAGACCTGTAGCTTGATTGATTAAGTTAACTGAAAACGTAAAAGGTGGGCCTACGAATTGCATACTATATACAGAAGTATCTGTAAATATAACTATTTCTTGTCTCGACTTTACTGCACCAACAATTTGTGAGCCAGAAGATAAGCGTAAAGACCCCGCTGTATTGTCTATTTTTGGTTCAAATTCTAGCTCATTCTCTTGATCAGAAAATGCAATAAGCATAGGATCAACAGAACCAGTCCTAGCTGTACCTGCTGTATTTATAGGATCTGCACCCAAAACAATCAGGTGTCTATCTATCTCTGAAGTTATTACTTGAAGACCTTTGGTAGGCACTAAATTTGCTCCAGTTATCCCAGATAGCTCAACCGCCCTAGTAGTCAAACCGTTGTTTTCTAACCAACGAAATATTCCTGCAGAACGTGCATTTATAATTAAATTTTCACCAAAATTATCATGTGACCAGACTCGTAACTGATTAGTAGCTTCTAATGCAGCAGTTGACCCCCAAGTTCCATCTCCCCACCCATTAGCACCCCAACCAGTAGAAGAAACATAATCATCTAGACCTACGTTAATCTGATAAGCACCAACAACACTTGACCCACCATTCCCACTATCGGATGCGTTTGCAGTAACTGTAGAGCCTGAAGTGTCTTTAGCTGTAATCTTATAAGAGTTTGCATTTACTATACTATCTATTTGATATTCTTGATCTAAAACTGTTGCTGTTACGTTGCCTCCTAAAGAGGCAGAACCACTAAACGTTACAAAATCGTTTTTTACAGCTCCATGTGCTGTATCTGAAACTGTGATTTCTGAAGAACCATTTGACGCACTAAAAGTAACGTCACCTGCAGATGTAGTTAATCTTATTGGAGTTACGTCGTTGAAATTAACACCTTCTTTTATGTAATATTTTAGTTGCGATCCTAAACCTAAATATTTAGCACCTTCTAAAGATATAAAATTGTGTAGTGCTCTGACGTTACCTAAGTAAGTTTGTGAGGTAAGTTTGGCCCAACCTCCAAATTTTTCTGGTCGTCCTGCTCTAAACCGTACTAGATTGCAGTCAAACCAACCACCTTCATTATCGTAAGCGGTTCCTTCTCTATTAATACCAGGTCTAAAAACATATTTCTGTATTGCCATTTCACACTTGGTACTTGTCCTCTCTCATCATATCAGCTAGTTCAATAGACCTACCTTTAACTTGTTTAGCCCATTTACTATCTAACATTTCGTCAGCTACTTTTTCATAATTACCTTCATTCAAGGCGGCTAACATATTAACGAACTTAAACAAACGATTACCAAGATTGAAATACATATTTATCAAAACTATTTTTCTGTTATCTGAAAGATCGTTATAACAAGGTAATTGATTGGATAATATTTTTATACAATTTTTTATATCATTTAGTAAAAGATAATCAGCTTCGTCTTGATCTATACCGCCCCCAAGTCTTTTGTCTACAAGCCTACCATATCCTATCGTTAAGTATTTTTCTGGCGTAGAGTCTTCGTATACGTGCGATACAAAACCCTCATGCTTTTTTAACATGTGTCTTACTTTGCCTTCTAAGTAATTAGAAAAATGTTCCATTATAATATTTTACCTTCCATAACTAAGGTTACAACACTAACCAATAAACCCACAAGCAAGATAATTATAGTACCTTGGCCCCTACTTATTTTTTGATCCAAGTCCTTTATGTTTAAATCTATCTCATTAAATTTATTAAAAGCGGTTTTCCAACGCTCAGACATCTCTTTCTGATGTACCGCTAATTCTAAGTGAACATCTGCTGCAGTCTTTCTTGCCATTATTTTTTAGTTTTACTTTTTAAAGATTTTTCTAAAATTCGAGCTTGACTAGCATGCGTCTTAGAAGCTTTTTTTAAAGAGCTAATTAATTTTCTAGTCTGAGCTTTAGTTAAATTTACCATTACTTTTTAAGTTTTGACTTTACCCATTCAATATAAGACGGTTTGTATCTATACACCAAACCTCCTACGATCACACATAAAACAATTATTCCTATTAAATATTCCATTATTTATCCTTTTTATTTTCTGAGCTTACAGCTAAGTTTTTGTTATCCTTTTGCATTTTCTGCACCAAGTTTTCTCTTACTTTGGAAACAAACCCGATCTCGGATCCATCCCAACAACCCCTTTTGCATGACATATCTATTATATTAAGCATGCCAGACACTAAAGATTTTTCATCCATACTAACCCTCTAATGTAGTTACTCTCGCAGCCAACTCCTGTACCGCTTTCACAAGCAAAGGAACAAGTTTTGATTGATCTATACCTTGAGGTTTAACACTACCGTCATCATTTACGGCATCCTTATCGCCAACAATAGCCTCTGGTACAATACTAGATACTTCATGTGCTAAGAAACCATCTACAGTTCTACTTGCATCAGCAATAAAGTTAAATCTACAAGGTTTAAGTTGATTTAGTCTTGTAGTTGCATCAAAGCTATAGCTAACATTTTCTTTTAATCTATAGTCGGAAGATGTAGAAAAAGCTGTTGAAGAAGCTCCATCTTGTGAAATACTACCTATAGCATTACTATCGCTGTCATTAAATCTAATAAATGTTGATCCTGTAGCATCTCTGGTAGTTTCACAAACCACACCATTATTAGTAGTTCCGTTAAACTTAACTCCAATAATACCAAGAGATAAGACTGAACTATCTCCTACAGTTAATTGATTGTTCACAAACAATCTTTCACTAGAGTCAATAGTCAGAGCAGTAGCATCAGCACTTGAGCTAATACCTGATACTCCGCCACTTACTGTAGCAAAAGACAAAGCACCACTACCGTTTGTTTGTAAGACTTGATTCGAACTTCCGTCTGAAGTTGGGAAAGTGTATGCGCCGTTAAATTGGACTACTTGGCTGGCATTAATACCTATAGCTACGTTAGAGCCTACGGTACTACCATTACCTATCAGCAAATCGTCGGCTGAATCATCAAGCCCTACATAGAAGTCTTGTGCATTACCATCAAAGACTATTTTAGTATCTACCGCAGCTCCGTCACCTATTGTTACTGAATCGTCGTCAAGTGTTAGAATATTATTTGTACCAACTGTAGAGCCAACACCAACAACAAATTTGTCAGCCGAATCGTCTAATCCTATGTAAAAATCTTTTGCATTACCGTCATAAACTAAAGCTGTATCTACTTCTGCACCATCTCCTAAAGTTACGGTATCGTCAGTTATAGTTAAAATGCTATTAGTACCTACTGTTGAACCCTCTCCAATAACAAGCTTATCGGCAGAGTCATCATTTGCTATATAAAAATCTTTTACGCCGTTATATTGTATTTTGACGTCCTCTTCGCCTCCATCTCCTAGTGTGAGAGTAGGAGTCGTTCCAAGCAAAGACATAGTTTGTGCAACTATATCTCCTGTTGTTGAAGAAGCCGCTTGCCCTACACCAATAGATTGTGCAAATTTTATGTCCATATTCTCATCTATCTCTATTGCAGGATTAGTTCCAACAGCGGAACCTTTGCCTATAACTAAGTCATCTGCACTATCATCTAAACCTACGTAGAAATCTTGGGCGTTGCCATCAAAAACAAGTTTCGTATCTTCTGCAGTTCCATCCCCTAATGTGATTGTTGTCCCATTTACTGAAAGCGTATCTGTTACTTGTAAATCAGTAAATACATCCAAGACTGCTGCACCAGAGCCAGCACCATCTAACTGTATAACAGCTACTTTGCCGTTTGCTATAGTGACATTAGACCCAGAACCTTGTGAAATGATTATGTTGTACGGTCCACTACTACCAGAGTCAGTAGTTGCATTTTCTATTATATGAACCCTTTTCATAGTATTAGGGCCGATTGTAATAGTGCAATCAGAATCGAGAGCACCTGTATATTTTATGTAGAGAGATCGACCAGCATCCGTACTACCATCTGCGACAGTAGTAGTGTGTGTGTTAGCATTTGAGGTAATAGCCTCAGTTCCAATACCCAAAGCTTCACCAACTAGTTCTAAATTTGTATTTGTTGATGTTCCCCAAGTTCCAGACTCATCCCCTGTTGCGATTTCTTTTAGTCTTAAATTGTTTACATATGTTGCCATTTTTTATCCTTTTACAAACTTGTCCAGCTTGGAGTTTGTGTAGTTGATACTTCATTATAGTTTGGAGTTTGGCTTGTATCAACCAAAGACCAAATTAAAAGAGATGCTAAGCCCCCTGTAGCTTGTTGACCTGATATTGAAACATTTGCTTTAGCTATAGTAGAAACAGATCCTAGACCGCTAGTGCTACTCAATCCAGATACATTTACTATCTCGTTTTCATGTACAACTATAGAGCCTAAAGCGGATGTAGCCCCTCTTTCGGTTACAGCCACATTGGCTTTACCTATAAATGATAAACTACCTAGACCTCCTGTTGCAGCCTGTTCGGTTACACCTACGTTAGCAGGTGCTATTTGTGCTGTTGTACCTAAAGCTGATGTTGCGGATAGACCAGAAACAGAAACTTCTATATCTGCTGGTTCGCCCCAAGGGCCTGATCCCCAGCTATCTCTGCCCCAACCTGTATCTATAGCCATAGGGTATGTGCCCCTATGCTATGGTTATTATTGCGTTTGCTCCTGCGGTTGGAAACACTATTGTAAAATCGCCTGCTGTTGAGGTTTTTGAGGCCCCAAAACTAATAGTTGCTACTGATTTATCAGAATTTGTATCGTTATAAATCAGACATCCACTTGCTGTGATAGTTGCAGTAGAAAAAGTTAGGTTTGCAAAATCAACAAAAGCTGTAGTTCCTGTCGAGGATGGTGCTGCAATACCTGGTGTCAAAGCTGATCCACCTGCTGTATAGTTAGTTCCAGTAATTTGACCAGGTAAGCTAGTTGCAAATGCTGTAGTTGTCGCACCCAAAGATGCAGTTGCACCAGCATACAAAGCTAACTTGAAGGAATTACCGCCAGATGCAAAATTATGAACTCCTTGTAAAAGTTCTTTTTTAAAACTTGTTGTTAAAGCTGATGATATTGCCATCTATAATCTCCTAATTATGTTTGCTAAATCGGTTTCGCCACTTTTTATTAATTCTTGTATGACCGTACCTTTATATGATTTTAAAGCATTCTTAATATAAATCAAACAAACTTGGTATATTGCATCTTTGTAAGCTCTAGCTTGTTGTGCGATATGCGGTTCTTGGTTTTCCGAATAAGATACTATTTTATTTGTTAGTTGCTCTGCCCAAAACTCAGGTGAGTGCCCACCATTTTCTGAAGTAGCTACCTGTATTTGTCCTAGCTTGGGTTCTGCGTTTTGGTTCATTAATATTTATTAGGTTCTGGTGGTCTTTTTTTATGCGAGTCGTAACGATCTAAATACCCTGTTTCCTTTTCTTTGGCTGGGACCTGTATCTCACTAACTTTCTTTACGTGTGGCAAGCCATGACTATCAAGACCTATAACTCTAGGATCATCTAACCTATGGTAGCCATATAGTTTATCTTCAGAAGGTATATTCGCATCCAATAAACTTGAACTTTGAGCAATATCTACCTGTATGCCAGCATCTAAGCACTTTGCTAACCAAAACTCTACACAACCACGTCCTGCCTCAGCATACCCTGGATTTGACTGGTAGGTAAAATCAATACCAAAAATTGAAAGTTTGTTAACTTTGTTCCAGTAAGCAAAAGCAACGGCAAAAGCTACTGTATTATTCAAATACCAGCTTTTAGTATCTTCAACAACACTATTTACTGGATATTCAACTAATCCTGGACACCTTTCGTCTAACTCGCATGTATATATTGGACCTTTATGCTTAACTAACATCTCACGCATAGATTGTGTTTGACCACCTGCGTCATCAGAATCCAAAAATCTACTTGCTGGATCCATCATAAAAACTCTGTCGTGAAATATTACACTTGCAACGGCATTTATAGCCCAGACTTCATCAAAAACTACACCATGAGTTTTTGCTATATTGTATTCGTACCAACTATTACCAAGACCGACAATAGCTATAGACTTATTAAAAAGCTTTTTGATAGGCTTCATTTTTCTCCTCAAGTAACAGGCTTACGCAAAGCATCATAACGATATTCGTCCTGACGACCCCTTGCCTCTGCTCTATTTTTCAGCCTTTCAATCTCTTGATTATACCTTAGTTCGTAGGTTTGTAAAAGATCAGGCTCACCTTTGAGGAATATATAAGCTTCTACAATAGAAGCGTATAAAAGAGCATTTCTTGCATTTTTTGACAACCAAGTACCAGTAGTATTAGTAACTAAAGAAGTTGGCTTATAGAGATAATGCAACTCTACGTTGTAACTTTGATCAGGTACTGGAGCAATTATAAAAGTAGAACCGTTATTCGATCCTGATGAAAGTTCTTTATCATATTGTGCGTAAAATCTGGGCAATCCTTGTAAAGAAGAATCTGCTGGATCTTCGTTGAATTCTTGCATAAAAGATGGGTGTTTTAAATCTAAGAAATGATAATCGCTGTTGCCATCAATAACCGCTAGACTAAAAGAAAGGACATAATCGGATGGGCACGTTAAAAATCTTGATCCTGAAGTCATAGAACCAGATACATTTTTTCTAAAAAAATCAAACTGTACCTCTTCAAATATTCTTTCTTCAGCGTTTTTAACAACGTCGTCGAGAGTACTTACAAAAGTAGTTTCTGAAGATTCTACATAATTTTGTATCAAAGTTTTTAATTCTGTCAAAGTCATGATGTAGTTATAGTAACATTTCCTAGTGCTGATGTAGCACTAACAGGATTAAAGTTAGATCCTATAGTGTCGGTATTAGTGAAAACTCTACCAAAATTATTATTTTCTTTGTCTTTATCGGGTCTTGGATCATATAGAGCCTCTGCATCAGCTACATATGTGGGCGGTTCTAGTTGTGGGTGTTTCGGGTCATAACACTCTGGACAGGTTTTTAGTCCATTCCATTCTTTTTTAAGTTCTAAAAGTTTGTAGCGAAAACCACACCTATCACAATGAGCTAGTGCATGTTTACCGACAGCAAAAGCCATTAAACAACTCCTCTAGAAAACGGTCTTATTTTAAAAGAAGCTCTATCCTCATCTTGGTCTGCAGCACGTCTAAACTCCTCTTCATAAATAGCTTTTAGTTCTGCAGTTCTTTGTGGAGCTTTTTTTATACTTATATAGTAGGCAAGGCCAGCAGAAAAACATGGGAAAAACCTAAAAGGTATATCCATAGTGTTTCTAGCATTATCAGCATCATCTAATCGTGATAATTTATTAAATCTTATTATGTCTGTAGAATTTTCTGGAGCTGGATAAATAAAAAGCGTAGGGTTGTTTTGCTTGTCCAAAAAAAATTGTGAAGGTCTTGCTTTGGTAGATTTATTAGGAATATTGAAATATTCTGATCTGGAAATACGCTCTAATCTTGTATCAGTAGTTGTAGAGCCATCTGTTCGCCTTACAACAACGTCTAATATATCTATTACATCTGTACCTAGCTGATAACTTTCTGTGCCTTCAGTAGTGGTCTGTGTTCCTGTAGAGATAGTCCATTGATTTAGACCCCTATTGCCCCACTCAGCAAGCATGATATTTGCTGATCTTATAGCAGATTTAAGATCGTAGCCTGTTCTTAACTCTATACCACAACGCTCATAAGCTTCTTCAATAAACTCTGTTATGTCTGGTGTGAAGTCTGTGCTACCTGATACTGCCATTAATCTTCGTATAAATTATTAAAAGTGATTGCTGGATCTAGATAACTTTCATGCCCCTCGGCAGAATGCTTATACTGCGAGGGCCTAAAGTCTGGTGCTCCTTCGCCTGTTACCCAAAGTGCAGGGCTGGTAGCCCGTACTCTATTGTTAGGCAAAGCAACAAAGTTACCCTTCCAATCACAATCCTCTGTTATATATAATACATGACTTTGTTTATGTTGTGCAGGGTCATCTGCAATATCGTTATTTGTGTAGTCAACAGTAAACATATATTTAGCTTGATAAAATTGACCGTCTATTTTAGCAACCCAGGGGGATGAGCTAACTCTGTCCATGACAACTATTGCATGATCTGTTGATTCACAATCCCATGGTTGCGCTAAATGATCTTCCATAGGTACAGGAAAGTCTTCGCATGGTATATCGGCTACTAAAGCTTGTATAGGCATACGAGCCCACATAGCACCGCCATGGATATTTGGTTCATCATTATCTTCACAATTTGATTCTTCTCCAGTAAAAACTACTTGAAAACTTAATGATCTGTCTGGAATAGTTGTAACGGCTATTGCGAGAGCATGAATATACTCGTCGTGATATTTTTCGTGATTATGTGTGAATTCTCTTCTTACCCAACATTTAAAATGCGGGATATTACTAATAAGATGTGCCACTAATTATTTCTTTTGGGCTCTTTGACGCCTTCTATTGGCGTTACCTGCCATCATACCACCCTTCGACATTTTACGCATTCTGCCACCTTTAGACATCATACGCATTGATCCACCTTTAGACATCTTTCTCATGGAGCCACCTTTCGATTTCTTCATTAGCATTCCGCCTTTAGATTTTTTCATCATCATGCCCCCTTTGGATTTTTTCATGACTTTTCCACCTTTAGATAGCATTCTGCCACGAACACCAACTTTACCTGCACTAGGTTTTTTCCCAAACGGTATACGTTTTTTGGCTTTCGGGCTTTTTCTTACTCTTGGTATTCTTTGCATATTTGCTCCTAACTAATAGTTGTAACTTTACGCTTGTTAGACATAACTTTACCACAACCTTTTGCAATAAAGCCACCATTTTTAAGTTTTAATTTATTTTGTTTTGCTAGACCACCCTGAGCCATATAGCCCATTTTGTTTCTAACTTCTTTTGGTAATTTGGGCAAACCCTTATTACCTTTAGGTATTGATTTTAATTTATCCACTTTGCCTCCTACGCTAAGTTTTGTTGATACATTTATTGGTTTCCCTTTCCTGTTGGGGTTAGGGTCTTTTCTTCTTTTTCTTTGTACAATTTTAGCTCTAGCTTCTTTTGACATGCCTTGTGCTTTTTTCTTTGGTAAACATCTTGGCTTACCTTCGGCTTTTTTTCTGCCACCACAAGAGCCTATAATATTCCCTTTGGCATCCATACGGACCCATTCTTCATCTAACCAAGATTGCAGTTGTCCCATTATCTTAACCTGTTAGACATCACTTTGCCTTGTCCTCTAATGCTGACTAAACCACCTGCAGCTTTGCCTTTGCGTTTACCACCTTTTGCTTTTTTTGCGTAGTTTGGATCTTTGCAATACTTGGATGCTGCTAAATTTGCGTAAGCGCTTGGATAAACGTCAAACGTTCTCTTAGCCCAAGCTTTACCTTCTGGACAGATTTTACCTTTACTTTTTACTTTCTTAGCCATATTAATTAGGGCTATACACCCCTTCTTTAATCAGTATATCACGATTTTTTAGATGTTCTTCTTCTATATCTTGTTTGCTTTGACCGTAGTACTTGACTGCTAAGCACCTGTTGACCATATCTTGATTTACGTCTAATCCATCGACTAATATTGTGCCGAGTACACGTCCATACTTTCCTTTTGAATCTTTAAGTTCGCTCTTTAGTATAATCTCCTTGCCGTTATTGATAGAGTTTTGTAAAAAACTAGCAGCCAGCTTGCCTCTTGCTTTTTCATCTAAATCTCTAGTTCTAGATTCTGGTGTATCAATACCATAAAGTCTCACTCTGCATTTGTGTAGAATCGAAAAGCCTAAATCTGCAATCACATCTATTGTATCGCCATCTACCACCCTTGTTACTTCGCATTTGTATTCGTACATTATTGCTCCTGATCTATATGATAATTTAAAGTAAGCTCCTCGCCAATACCGATATCTTTTAAAGCGTAGACATGAAAAACTCTGTAATCGTCCCAATCAAGTTCCTCTTGTATATAGCAATTTGCATCCTCAGAATGATTAAAAAATCCACCTAGAGGTGTCCTTATAAAACCATATAGTATTGGTATTTTAAGATGTGACATACCCAAATCTGTATCTTCAGGTATATTATCCTTGGCAAACAATCCTAAACCTTCGATTTCACTTTTTTGTATATCTAAAAATTCAGGTAGAGGTTTGTAATAAAATTTATTGTATTTATGATTTTTTTTCACGCTTTTCTCTCAGTTTATCTTTGCCAGCTCTAAATATACGTGCTACTAAATTTTTGCCCATAGCTTTAGCCCTTTGTTCACCAACGGTTAGTATTTGGATTTTTCTTGCAAAAGGTTTGCTTACGTTAGAAACTTTCTTGACCGTCTTACGAGCATCTTCAGGGGTTGCAAATTTTATGCCAACAGTATCCTTTGGGTTCTCATCTGTATAAAGATCAGAGTGTTTGGAAGCAGGTCTAGTTTTGCCAGACCTAGACTTCCTTGGGATTCTTTTGTTAGCCATACCTAGCTAACTTTTTTTGGTCGCCCTACTTTTTTCTTAGCGGGTCTACCTCTTTTTTTTGGCTCTGGGGCCATACTTTTGTGCACATATTTATATGCTTCGTTCTTACTAGTAGATTTATCATCAGCGACATATCTACCATCTTCATCACGATTTCTAACTTTTACTAAATTAAAAAAGTTAGCTACTTTTTCCCAAAAATTCATTCTAGCACCTCCATCTTTTTCTTGCTTGCCTCAATCTTGAGTTAGGATTTTTGGCGGCCTTAGGAAATTTTTTCATCTGGCCTGCAGACCGAGCACAAAAAGATTCGCGCCTAGCCTTCTCCTTTTTAGTTAGCCCCTTCTTTTTAGTAACCGCTTTTTTTAGTTTGCTCCTAGGGTTTTCACGCCTGTAGCGAGCGATGCCAGCTGCGGTCATGCCTGCACCTTTTTCTGTGTCTCGAAAATATTTTTTAGTTTTAGGCGGGTTTTTTGACTTCCTTCTACTTTTTTTAGCCATAAACTAGCCTGACTATTAACCGTACTCTTTGACCAGCTCTAAAATTATTGAATATGTGTCACCACTTGAATGCCCTACTGTGGTAAATAAAATATCTCCTGTTTTTCCAGAACCTGCATTATTAGGAATACCAGTAAAATTATCGTAGTACTCGTCACCTGTGCTATCTGCGGGCAAACCAGTTATCAATACATTAGAAGTAGCATCAAAAAGTAAGTTAACACCCATACCACGACATGCCCAATAGATTCTTTGTATTGTTGCGCCTGTACAAGCATCTCCATTAGCATTTGCTTGTAAAGCAGAAACATCTACTTTTACAACGTTACTTTCACCAGAACCATCCGATAGGTTGGTAAACTTCAGGACGGCCTTACGCTGACCGTCTTGAATTGTTTGTGATGTAACTGCGTCAGCCATTATCTTTCAACCATTACATTAACATAGTCGATAGTCATAACCTTTGCGGCAGCTTCACCATTCTGAATACCAAAAGAGACTGTAAGCTCTTCGTTATCAGGTAAATTTGTGTTAACTACTGCTACAGGTTCAGCATTGTTTATAAAGTAAGAAACTTGTGAAGAATCAGGATCTAAGAAGAATCCTACCTGAATAAAAGTATCATCTGCCATAGTAGCAACACCTGCTGTTAAAGTTTCTGTTGAATCTTTTTCAACAACAAAATCTAAAAGAGCATCACCATCGTCTTTTCTAAAGTTAACACCATCTGATGCAGCCAAAGGTGTTGTGTCTGTTATTTGAAGACCCATAACAAAGTCTGATTGTGTAGCATCACTTACTTTAAATCTTGCATTAAAGTAGGCTCTTTTGCTTGAAGATAGTTTGAAAGACTCTCCTTTCAACTGTAGAAAGTCATGATCATTGTCACCAGCTGCATTAGTTAATACTAAGCAACCACCAGCAATATTTCCTATTGCTTCTGTGGCACTACCACTTCCATCTTCTGCTGTTGTAATGGTCCAGTCACCTGAGGTGTAAACCATGAAATCGTTGTGATAACAGTAATAATTATCATCTGACGGATAAGGTTGAAACATAGGAAGATTTTTTCTATTCTTCGATGCAACATTATTACCTGCCCATAAAATTTGGTTTTGAAAATGCGGATTAGCCATATTGAACTCCTTTGTTTAAATGGAGCGCATCATGCGCCTCATTATGCTAATAACTTGATTATAGTCTAGGTTATTTTTTAGTTCAACTTTAAATAGGCATAAAAAAAGGGGGCCAAAGCCCCCTAAGAATTCAAAAAAGCTTACGCTCCTTGTGAACCGTCAACACATCTCCAGTTAGAGAATCCAAATGAATATCTCTCTCTAGCTTTGTATCTCATATTTCCTGTATCGAAATCACCTTCTAGTGATGTTGATAGTGGACTTCTAACAAAATGTTTAAATCCATCAGGTACGTCAGTCAAAATGAAGAATGCGTCAGGGTCATTAAGATAATGATTGACTACATATCCATTAGGCAACATCCCTTGATTATTAATTGAATTAATATCATTGTCAGATGTACCAACTCTACCAGGAGAACTTAATAGTCTGTCAGCCACAAATTGTAATTGTGGTGGCACTACTAATTTCTGCCCCTGTAAAGCAATACTTAGACCTCTATCATCAGTTTGAGTAGAAATTCTAATCAAGCTGTCTTCTAGGGAAGTTTCATTCAAGTCAGAGAAGGATGATGCTCTATTAGCCACATTTGAACCACTTGATAGTGGGTGTGAACTATTAATTAGAGAAACTCCATCGCCGCCTGGGAATGAACTCGAAAAAGCATTATTCAATACACTTGCTGCTTTAATTTGCTTAGTATTTGCCATACTTCTAGCCAAAGCCTTTGTATATCGAGATCCTAGCCTATCATATAGGTTGTCCTCAACAGCTTCTTCAGTTAAAGCGAATGCAAGTGCAACTGTTTCATGCTCGTATCTTGCTGTAAAACCTTCGTTAGCATTGTCGAAAGAAACACCCTCACCCTCTGGTTTAACAGGGGCGTTACCGAATCCAACGATCATTACTTCTTCTTCAAAGGCTCTGTCAGAGACTTCCTCTTCAAAAATTTCAGCATGCTCATTGTCATAACGTGAATATTCCATACCAAACAAAGCGTTTAAGCCTGGTTCTAATTCTTTTGCTAATTGTGCTCTATTAATTGCCATGATTATTTACTCCTTATATACCAGCGGTATTTATATAAGCGTTTTCATTTATCTTTACGATAACATTTACATTAGCTGAACCTAATTCATTGTTTTCAGAATCTTTTGACACACCAACTATTCTATAGTTAGCGGATGCTGATCCTGATGAACTAGCAACTTCAGCTTTTGATTGACCAGTTAAAGTCGAACCAGCTGTATACGCTATATCTACATTAGCACCAATGTCTGTTCTAGCTAAAGAACCAGTACATTGTACTTCATATAGATTTAAAGGGTTATCCTCAACAAAGGCTACAATATCTCCTGTTGCTGTTTGGGCAGCAGGGAAATGAGCAGAGAATTCTACTTCTTTGCTACTTGAATTAACGAATTTACATCCTCTGAAAATACCAAGAATCTTAACATCACCAGCGGCATCAGCTACGTCGATGAAACCACCAGTTAACATTTTTACTGGATCTCCAGAAAATATACCTTGGGTAGAACCTGATTCGATGTTGTACTCGTGAACAGATCCACTCTGTCCGCCGCTACCTAACGATCCAACCAATTTAAAACCCATAGGGGCATCTTTATTTGCCATAATAATTACCTCTTAAAGTTAATCTATTTTCTTTTTCCGCCTCCAAATGTAACACTTGAAGTTCTCCTTGGAGACATAATTGGAGAACGAGCATCAGATTCTTTCATGAGGTCGTTATCTACCGCTTGTTGAGCTGTTTCAGTCTTATTACGATAGTAGGCGTTACGTTCGTTTCTTGTTTCCTCTGGAATCTTAGCTAATAATAAACCGCCGACACTTACCACTCCTGCGTGCTTGCCATCTTGAAGTGATGGTAATTCAAAATCTCCTATCTCTTCAGATCGAACAAGCTCAAAGCCTTCTCTCATCCTAGACATGACATTTTTCTTATCATCCTGGTTCAAAATTTCAGCTCTTATCCAGCGATAAACATACCCTGGAGGGGCTGGTGGGGTTTCTAACATACTTGGGGGAGCCCAAGGTTTGCGTTCGTCATGCGACTCACGAGTATCAGCAGAGCGGGACACTCTGTCATTTATAAATCTTCCCTTTGAATCTCTTTCCATTTTTTACCTTTTTACAAATTTTGCGTACTCACTTAGGGGTACGTTAAGTTTTTTTGCCATCTGAACTTCAGAAGGCGATAATTTTACTTGCTTCTTGCTTCTACTTGTAGAAGTATCTGCTCTACCTGCTGAAGCAACTCTCTGTTGTGGTTTCCTACTTTCTGCTTTTTCGAACTTATGTGGAAACTCAACAGCTATCCTTTTATCTATCTCAGTATAATACTCATCTGAGCTAGGATCAAACCCTTCTTGCTCCACTAATTTTTTATGTATGTTCATAGCGGCAAGAGTCATCGTTTCATCAGTACCAAACCATTCATTTTTATCTGTCCAATCCTCTGCTTTTGGATCGGGTGGTGCACTTGGTGCTTGAAAATTTTGTGGAACAGGTTGAGCTGTTTGCTCTTGATTTTGTTGGATTTGGTATTCAGCTTGTGAACGTGACTGTTTTACTCTACTTTCCTCTACAGCAATCTTGGCGAGTATATCTTGTGCTTGAGCAACTTTGTCAAAATCAGAATTTTCATGTGCCGCCTTCAAAGCAGATTGAGCTTGCGCACGTTGCGACTTCAATCTTTGTTCAGCTTCAGAAAGGTAAGATTTATCAACACTAAAATTACGTCGTTGTAATTTCTGATTTTGCTCTTGCAGTTGATGAGCGTAGGTGTAAGCTGATTCGCTAGCACGTTCGGCCTCCCTTAACCTTCTAGTTAAATTTGATATACGTTTCTGAACACGATCTGAATAATCTTCTAATTCACCTTCGTCTTCAGCACTTTCGGATTCAGCTGCCTGTTCTTCAACAGGTGCCTCAGTAACTTCTTCGTTAGATTCTTCTTCTGATTCGATCTCGACAATCTCACCTTCTTCTAACACTTCTTCATTTTTAGCTTCTTCTGCCATTTTTTCTCCTATACAGCAACAATATCAGTAGGGTCGTGTATGGTGGCTATTACTTCATCGTCATTGATAATTCTGCATTCCGCATCATCACCAAGTCTAAATCTAGCACCAGCATAACGTCCTATTAATACCCATTGTTTTTCTTTACACCAACTCTGGCCTTCAAATTTATCGCTCTTGTAACAAGACGGCCCCATTTTAACAACGTATGCACATACAGTTGCAAGAGATTCTCTATCAATAGTGTTTTGTACCAAATGAATACCGCCTTTAGTTACGCCCTTGCCAGCAAAAGGCAAGATAAGTAACCGCCATCCTGTAGGTTGTGGCATCCTTTCTATAATTGATTTGTCTAATAGTGTTGGGTCCAACACCCTTGATTCTTCAGGCACATATGCCTGGTCGAGCTGATCACCTGTTTCTTTGTTTTGCTCTTCTACTTGTTTAGCAACATGATCAGGAACTATTACTTTGTTCTTCTTCGTCATCTTGTATTACACTTCCTAGCAGTTCCCTTAATTCAATTTCCAAGTCGACGAGGGAGCTGTACCGTCCACGTAGAAACTCGTATTGGCTCATATCCTTAACACCAGCCAACAACGTGTCTTTTATATCTTCACGTCTTTCGTGAATATGTTTGACAAGTTTATCTCTTAACCAAATAACCGACACTAATAAACTCCAGAGAATTTGGTACCAGCCTCTGCTATACCAACGCCCCTAGATTTACCTTTGCCCATTCCTGGTTTCGGATTTACGTTTGCATCAAAGCTTTCTTTTTTTGCGTAATCTACGCTTCCTTTGTTTGAATAACTATTTTTGTTATCCATAACTTTTGGATTTGAAAGTTTAGATACTTCTGTTCTTTTAATCATGTCCGTATTATTGCACTACTTATTGTATTTTGAAAGCAAATCTTGTATTTTCATTTGCTTTTGCTGTTCGATACGCTCTCTGGCAGTATTATCACGCATAGATGCTATATCCTGTTGAGTTTCAATTCTTTCACGATCTATTTGGTCTTGACGACGTGAATCATCATCTTTACGTTCTTGATCTAGCAAGAATTGTTGTTGTTCTTGTGCCAGCTCTTGTCCTTTAAGAGCAAGTTCTTGTTTTCTTATAGTTACAAGTGGGTCTTCATCTTGTGGAGATCCTATTTGTTGTGTGTACTCATTTACCAACTGAGCAAGTATTGGAGCTGAGAACTGCGCCAGCATATCTTTTCCCTGTTGACTTAATTGCTGTTGCTGTTCTGGTGGCACCTGACCAAGCTGTTGATTTATTTGTTCATATTGGTTTCTAACTTCTGGTGGCATTTGTTCGACAGCAAGATTATCAGATTTCATTTGTATGTGTTGCATGATATGTGCATGAATTAAGGCTTGTACTTGTGCATTAGATTGAACAGGTGGTGTGTTAAATAAGGACATGTGTGCTGCTATATGGGCATCATGATTTTGTTGTGGGAACGCTTGGGCTGGTTGTCCCATAAGTAGCATGTTATTTTCCATACCAGCTTCCATAGGTGCAGGTTCAGTTGGTTGTGGGGGAACTAAAAGTTGATCAACATTATCTACACCTATAGCCGCATACATTCTACGATACGATTCATAAATACCGTCTGGTCCATGAACTTGTGGATTTGATTGTACAAGTTGCATCATTTCTTGTGCCATAGCTATTCTTTGTGCCGTACTAAATATATCGGGGTTTGATACTGGAATTATATCTACTCTATCATCAAAATCTTGGGTTTTAATTTGCATATTACCACCAGCGGTCATATACGGATATTCAGGTGGCAAATATTCTTGAAATACTTTAGCAAGTAGCTTAAATTCTTTTCTTTGAGCGTTGTGTAATCTTTTATGGATTGCTGAGAGAACTTTAGTTGATCTTTCTAAAAGTGCCATAGTGGTGCCAACTGGTGCAGATGGGTTGCCTTGACCTGTATTTATTTCAGCAATAGAAGCAAAAGTTTTACCTGAATCTACTAAAATCCCTAACAAATTAAGTAGGGTACTACTTGGCTCTTTAAATGGTAGTGGTTGTATAGATTCTCTTAACGAACCACCAGGGGCATCCACATCTCTGAATTCTCCAGGCTGTATAGGGGTGTCTTCGTCCCTAATCCTAATACCTCTCGTTTTAAACCCAGCAGGTAGGTTAGCGAGGGTACCTGCATCAATCAACTGCCTCATAATAGATGTGGACGCCTTTGACAGACCACCTATCATATGAGTTAAACCAAAACCATAAAAACCTAAACCTGGGAGAAATTTGAAATGTACAAAGTATTCAACTTTTTTTCTTAGAGGATCACCCTCTTTGAAGTTTCTTCTTATTGAAAGCACTTCATTACTGTTAGCATCTATTGTAACTATATAAGGAAGCTTAACTCCTGTTGCTACACCATCGGCACTCATATCCTCGAAACCTTCAATATCAAGATTACAATGCACCTCATACAAAACTGATATTTCGCCAGTATCGTAGCCTTCGCTCATGCCTGTTAATTCTTCTATTTCTTGTTTAACGTTGCCATATTGAGGTATATCATCACCTGTTTCGATTTCTATATCTCTGTAAAAACCTAACGCTTGTAATTTTTTTACTTCGTTTTCTGGCATTTTAATTACGTTGGTGATACGAGGACAGTTCTCTAGGTCCGTTGTAAAGTAAGGCACTATTAGATCCTCTGGGGCCACAAACTTAGATACCGCTCTCCCCAGCGCTTCGTCGTAATATATTTTTTTAAACGCTGAACCTGCTAGTGGGAGATAAAATAAAAGTTGATCTAGCTCTTGATCGTACTCTTCCATTTCATGCACTATCTGGTAGTTCATAAATTCACGAACACGTTGAGCTTGCATTTCTATATTAGAATCATAGTCTCCAATAACTTGTGTTTTTACTGGTCCCCCTGCTGGTAGTAGTTCTTTGTATGCTTGGGCTTGAAAAGATGTTACTGCTTCTCCAAGCAAAGGGTGTATCACACCAGATGCTCCCTCAAAAGGTTCAGACCTATCTTCATCAAACTTCATACCCAAATATTTAAGACCATCGGTATATGTTTTTTCCCAATCCTTACGGGATGATTTATCTTTTTCTATACCGTCTACTAAAAGATTGGATATTCTAGCGAGTTCGCTATCGTCCAAAGAGTCCGCAATATTACCATCAAACCCTACTTCCATAGGTGGCATTTCGCCATCTGACAAAATAGCACTACCATCTTCTTGTATTTCAAAATCTTCTTCTTGAGCACCCCCCAACAGATTTACTAGAGCATCTTCCTGCTCATCTACTATTTGACCTTTGGTGGGTTCTACTACATTGGGTACTGTATCTTGTCTTTCTATTGCCATTTTAGTGCAGAGTTTCTTCTAGTCTTTCTACTAAGTTTTCTAGGGGAAACATCTCTCCTACTAGTTTTAATTTTAAATCCTTTGCTTGTTGATTAGCAACCTCTAAACTGGGAGCCATAATTAGTGGACCGTCAAAAACGTTGCCATCCTTTTCATACTCTGTCATATAAAACTGAATCATACTAATAATACGCCCTTTTTATTGGTGCTTTATCTTCGTCCATATAATCATCACCTAATGATACTAAGCCACCTTCACGAAAACGCATCAAAGCTTGAGTCATTGTATCACACAAATCATCGTGTGCACTAAAGGGGAAAGAGGCACATTCCTCGATCATCTCTTCAGCAAACTCTCGTTTGGGAGCCCATACCAAGCCTGATTCAAAAATAGGTGCTACTGAGTGCATACGTGCATGTTTATCGTGGCCACGTGAGGGCGAATAATTAACAACTGGTATACCTAGCCTTCTTAATTCATGTGTAAGTGGTGTCCCAGAGGCTTTAGCTTCAACCAAGACCATATCAGGCTCCCAATAACTGTACTCTTGTTGTGCTATTTTTTTAAGATCAGGGAAGTCCCATCTGCCTCTTTGACAATCCAATAGGATGATTGAGTCTGGTGCATCCTCTGAAGGGCGAAATACACCCCAAGTACTAATAGCTGAGTAGTCGGCGGTTTGTTTTTTACTATAAGCAGTATCGTAGGATTGTATTATATATTGAACCGAAGGCAGGCTCTCGTGTGTCCAATCTTGCCACCAATCTCTTTTGATAATAGAACCTTCCTCAGCGGTAGGGGTTTGCATCCATTGTGCGTTCCACTTTATGCCTGGCAAGGATGCTTTTACTTTTTGCAGTTCCTCTAGTGACCAATACTCAGGCCAGAGTGGTTTGTCAGTATCAGGAAAGATAGCAGGAAACTCTATTACCTCCCATTGATCTGCTAAAGGTTCTTTTTGCGCCTCTAGTAAGCGTGAAGTTAAATCGACGTTGCTCCATCTAGTCATAACTAAAACGATTGCACCTTTAGGTTGCAAACGCTGTCGTGGTCCAGAGGTGTACCATTCCCAGCAGGCCTCCATCTGGGTAAGTGATAAAGCATCTTGTTCTGAATGTGGGTCATCTATAATAAGCAAATCAGCACCACGACCAGTTATTGCCCCACCCACACCTGCAGCAAAGTATTCACCACCTTTGTTGGTCTCCCAACGACCTGCCGATTTTGAGTCAGCTGAAAGTGTTACTTTAGGAAAGATACCATTGTAGTCTTCGCTATCCATAATATTTCGAACTTTACGACCAAACCGTACTGCTAGTTCACCAGTATGGGTTGTTTGCATGATTTTTTTATTTGGCGAACGCCCCATAATCCAAGATGGGAAGTAAGTCGAGGCAAATTCTGACTTAGTATGCCGAGGGGGCATATTTACAATTAACCTGTTAATTTTACCATTAGCAATATCTTCTAGCTTTTGGGCAAAAATTTTGTGATGTCTGCCACAAATAAATTCTGGCCACATATGATTGATGTAATCCAAAAAGGAATCTTGACAAGTATCTTGTTTTTGTAAGTTAGTTAAACGCTCCTGTAGGAGTAAAGCCTCTTTAATTTCAGAATCGGTCAGATGTGATAAAGACATATTTATTTTTTAAACAAAGCACGCAACTCTTTGTTAATAGCATCGGTTTGCGCATCTAGTTCTACTTTTTGAGCAAAAAACTTAGTACGTTCTGCTTTAGATTTAGCACCTCTAGCATCTTCAAGACGGCGTAGGCCACTCTCAATTTCTTGGTCCTTCTTAGCTATCTGGATAAGTTGATCGTTAAGTTTTTTACTGCGAGCAATTTGTGCTTGCGACATCCCAGCAAATTTAGCTTTTTCAGCAGCCTCACGCTGTTTCTGCTTTCTTTTGATAAGGTCACTAACTTTTTCTGCTTTTTTAATTGCCTTAAAAGGTGCACCAAAAGGACCCAAGGCTGTAAGTGTGACATCTAGGGGGTCGGTAGGATCGAAAATTAAATCAGTAAAGTCTTTAATATTTAGCTCATCATCTGAGCTTTTTTTTTGAGCCCAGACATTTCGTCAAGCATTATACCAATATCTGTACCTGGCATAAACTCTACTGATTGCTCACTTAATTTTATTGCACCACCCTCGGACATTTGAGGTAAAACACTTGGATTGCTAGAATCTTGCATAGGTATAGAATCTTGCATAGGCATACCTTGATTCAAAAGATATGGATATTTTTCTATTAATTTTTTAGCTCTATTAATATCTTGTTCCGAAGGGCCAAACATACCGCCCCCAGATAATATTCTTTTTATAACTTGTGCCTCACTAGCGTCTGTCTCGCCTCTATATTTTTGCATCCTTAAATCCTCCATCTTGCTTTCTAAAATTTGGGCTTCTGTTTCATTCTCAACACTATCAGCTCCTGCTCTTAATTTTTCAATTTGATTTTTTAAATTCTGCATCTCATTTAGATAATTTTTTTGTGACTCTTCTATAATCAAATCAAGTAAATTTAAGACAGGAGCATTTCTTTGTGTTAAAGGAATATTAACACCATCTGGCCCAAACCTTGAAGTAGCAATATCTGTACCTAAAAGCATTTTGTCCCTATTACTTAATGTTCTACCTGATTCACCTAATATTTCTTGCATACTAGCAATACCACCTTCGTTAAATCTTGGTCTTTTTACTGGCATCTGTCCTAAGTCAGGACGCAAGATAGGCTTAGTGTCTGGTGGCAGTAGTTGGTTTGCCATACTTGGCTGTCTAGCAAGAAAACGTCTACGGTCTTCTGGTCTGAGTAAACTTATATCAAAAGGTAGACCAAAATTAGGGTCCATAGGTTCTGGTTCTGGTAAGGGCATAGGCCTCATTATTGGTTCTATTGAGGGTTTCGGTAAAAAATCATTTCCACCTCTTATTGGTGGCTCCAGCATTACAGGCATAGGTCTTTTTATTGGTCTACCTATTGGCATAGGTTCTGGTAAGGGCATAGGCTCACCTGGAGGTAATGGTTGACCAGCCATAGGGTCAGGAAAATCTATTTTTACATCTTCCTCTAGCATAACTGGCATTTTATCTATAGATCTGATTGGTCTTGGTCTAGGACGTTTGTTACGAAAACGGTCAAAAAATCTACGGTTACGCATACCGTCCATAATACCAGAGCCACGACGAGGCATCATATCTCTCGGCATACCGCCCATCATATCAATTCCCTCAACAACCCGATCGCTCAAAGAGCCACCTCGGTCTTTTAGTTTACTAATCAGTCTGTTAAATAACCCCATTATATTTTGATCCCTATTGTATTGCCCTCTTCGGCAAATAATTGTTCGGCAAAGTCTAGTTCTTCTAAAGAAATACCCATCTCTGCTAGGAGTGCTTCTATTTCTTCTTCACCTGCCCCAGCTGCTTGCATCTCTTGAATTATTGCTTGGATTTCACGTAAGGATTCACGGGCATTTTGTTTCTCTGCTGCACTCAAACCATCTATCTCTTTTTGAATGACATCTGGTGCTGTCATCCCAGAGACTACGGGGCTGTCAATATTGTCTTCCATCATCTGTATGAGCCTAACCCAAGATTGGAATTTTGTCCAGATGGAGACATACCAGCGTAAGGGCTTTGGTAGTTAGCAAAAGTAGCGTTTTGCCCACCAAAATCCTCATCTCGAACTTGATCGGCGTAAAAATCTTCCATATCTTCATCCAAAGAAGGCTCCATAAAAATATCTTCAGATTCTACAGGCTCGTCTTGCGGAGAAGAAGCCTGTAAAGCTTCTAGCTGAGCCTGCAGATCCGAAATTTGACTTTGATAACCAGTTTCGAGCCCTAAAAGCCGATCTATTTCTGTTTGCTGTTCGCCAATAGTACCTTCTAATTGTCCACGTAAGCCCTCAAGCGCTATCCGTTGTTCTTCGGCAGCTTGCGCTCTAATATTATCTTGGTCAGCCAAAGCGACATCACGTTCACCAGTCAAAGCGGCAATCTGAGAGTCTAAATCAGAGATACGACCTTCAAATTCACTCCGTTCTTGACCAAAACCAGCTTGAGCACTAGCTAACTCTTGCTCTAAAGCTGCGTAATCGGAACGTAAGGCTTGTTCTTGTTGACTAAGTTCTGCTAAACGAGCCTCAGCAGCGTTAGCTCGTTCAATATCTTGGTTGTTTTGAGCTGAAACTAACTCTTGTCCTGCCATTTGCTTAGCCCCCTCAAGTTCTTGTAACTGGGCAAGCCGTTCTTGGAGTGCTTGCTGATACTGTTGGGCCATTTGTGCCGACTCCTGAGAGGAACGGTCTAACCGTCTACTAATAAACTCCTCTTCTTGTTCAGGCGTAACTAAGCCTGTTGCCGATAGCCCTCGTTCAAAAGGTCTAACGTTGAGCATAAAGTCGCCGATTTCTTGACTTGAGAGTGGATCTTGCGGAGGGGCAACCATATCGACTGAGGGTAACTGAAATCCTGCGTAATCTTCTATATAATCAGGACTGAATAGGGGTCCCACGCCTGAAGGTTCCGTAATTTGGTCCCCCACCCCTGAGCCTAAAGGTGGTAGCCCTAGAAAATCGTACTCGTCGTTAACTGCCATACAAGACGGATAATAACATACCTACCCAAAAAAAAGATACCTTTGTGTTAAAAGTATAAATCGTGTGTGAGAAACCTTGTGCTTGTGTGTATGTATATGTGTATATGCTCTTTTACTGGGTGGGGGTTCCGATTACTCCGATTGCTCCGACTTTTTGCCCCCTTAGGGTACCTTAGAGCTTTTATTACTGTATAAAAAAAGGGGCAAGAACTGCCCCCTTGGTTGTGTGTGTCTCTTTAGCTGTCGCCATTATCTAAGACTAATAAAGCCGTACATAAAACTAAAGTACCAACAAAAATAAATAAATACTCAATCATTACGCCACCTCCTTAATTACATTTTCGACTTCTTGCCAAGGAATAAAATCGTCTCTTCCATAAAGCAAGTCGTTCGCTAATCTTTTGTATTCGTAGTCGGGGTTATGGGAGTCACCTAAATTAACCTTTTCTCTAACAAACTCTTCAAGTTTTTGGAACGCCTTGTCATGCAATCTCCAATCGTAATTGATGGACAAAAATTTAGTTTGTGGTATATCGTCCCTGTTATTGCTATATTCGTAAATGTCCTCCATTCCGTTGAAGTGACCGTATTGATATTTGGCCAACTCCTCTTTCAAGGCTTTGTAAACCTCTGGATCAACTATTTCTTTAATTTCAACCCTGACGCTATTGCCCAAGCTGAATTGTTCACTTCTAACGCTGGCCTTAATATTTTTCTCTTTTAAGATTTTTCTTATCTCAGCCGCACATCTTGCTACTTCACTTTTTAATATACTCATATTTTAATTCTCCAATAGTTAACCTATAGGATACTATAAGTAATCAACAGATTCAACTAAAACCGTTATATAATCTGGCGCAAGCAAAAACAAACAGAGCTAAGAATATATATATGTGTGTGTATGTGTATAGTGTGTATGTCTGTATGTGATCTCAGACCAAAGGCAACCCGACTCCCGACTCCCGACCCGATTTCTTTTATAAATGTGACCGACAGACAGAGGGGGCGCAGTTTCTCCCTATCTTACCCACGAAATAAGTTAGATTAATTATCTATATGGGTTTACTTAGAGTAATCAATTTGCTATCGTTATATATACACTATTGGAGAAGTAATATGAATGTAAAAAATTGTGAGACTTGGGAGCTTAAAAACATGATAAAAGCTTTAAGCATGTTTGAGTTGTTAAATACAGAAGAAGCAAATAAAAGATTGCAAGAAGCTAAGAAAGAACTTAGGAACAGGCGGAGGAAATGAATATAAGTATATTAAAAAGTGAAATAAACCTTAAAGGCACTAAGCCGAATTACTTAAGGACTACAAAAAATCTATATAGCCATTTTGTAAATGGTAAGCAATTATTTTTTAGCTATCAAACGCTAGTGGCTATTGATGATCTTGTCAGCGTCAATAATTGGTCTGTTAAAACAGGCCGACATTTAACTTGGATTAATCCAGATAAAAGCATAAGGGTAAATGACTTTGACGAACAAGCTAAAGCAATACTAGAAAAAGACGGTTTAATATCTACTTACGATCATTTAAAAACAATCAGTAATATTTCTGGTTTATTTGCTTTGATGAGCAATCCAAAGACCGAAGCAGAACAGAGAAAGGTTAACGATCAAAGGCTAAGATTTTATGAAACACAACAGGGTTTTATTAGGCCTCAAGATTGGGATTCTCTAACCGTTGAAGACCAAACAGCACGATTGGATAAAGTAGATTCATTCAATCAATCAAGGGAGGAAGCATGAGTAAATTAACAATAGATGAAGTAGCCGATTTACTCGGCTGTTCAAACATATCTTCAGAAGTAGATTATCGCATTACAGAATGTGCCACTAAAGGCGTTGTCGCCATAGTTTACTTTTACGAAGAACCACTAAACAAAGAAAATCAGAAAACTACACTTTAAGGAAGAAGCATGAAGCATATCGAATTTACACAAGAAGATGCAGAGTATTTAGCTGATTGGTTTAATTTTGTAAATAGTAAGTCTTTTGGAATTCTATCAAAAGAATTTAAAGAAGAAGTTATAAAAGCAGATATTATCAGAGGTAAATTAACTCAATTAATGGTTGAAAATTCTAAGTGGAGAATGAAGAGAAAATACCATAAAGGTAGATATGGTAAGGCAACAATAGAATGGAGGGATAATGAAGCATATTAGAAACGATTTACTTACACTACTTGAACAGCTGAACAGGAAGATGTTAGAGCAGAAACACAATAAGCCATACGCTGAAATTACTTTTGCCGATATGGACGAGGCCGACTGTAAAAGGTTTAACGATATTTTAAAACTAGGGAGAACAAATGCACTTAGTTAAAAAAACATTTACTTTAGAAG